ATGTTATAGTCGATATAGAGCTGGTGGTTTTCTTTGTACAAGTTACGGAGGTTACCGTATTCTTCATACGACAGCTTCTTCTCGCCAAGAACAACGTAGCCGATATGATCCAGCTTATACGATTCCTGTGCACCATAGCTATAGCCGAACTTCTGGAACAGATCGTAGTAGTCCAGCTGGGCAACGCCGATAATGTCGTACATGTCCATGTTTTTATTCTTGAACTGTACCGAACGTTTCTCGATCATACCCCACGGTGACAGCGACTTAGCAGCTTTTTCATCGCCAAGACGTGCAATGCGGTTAATGATGTACGGCATATCGAAGAATCGTACGTTCCAGCCAGTAATAGCATCTGGGTAGTCTTTTTTCCAGAACGTAAGAAACTTGACCAACAGTTCCACTTCAGACTTACACTTGTGGTACTGGATATTCAAATGCTGTAGCGGTGACTTAGTAAAGTCCCAGTCGCCAAGTGCGAACACGTGGTAGACACTGGACCGACTGGTCTTAATAGTGATTGCCGTGATTGGGTGTGCAGCTTCTTCTGGGGTCGGGAAGCCATCCTCGGAGTGGACCTCGATATCGAGATTGGCTACGTTCAGATGCGAACGATTGAACTTGATCTCGCCAGGAAACTTACTGGTAATGAACTGATGGATGTAGTTCGTATTACCCCAGAACTTAAAGCCGACCACGTCTTCGTACTGCTGTATGAAGTCACGTGCATCAGCCATGCTATTGAACTGCACAGGTGCTACTGGCTCACCTTCCATCGACTTCCAGTCAGACTCGTGTGTACCATTGTTGCGTACGTATAGTGTTGGCTTAAATTTGTATTTTTGTAAAACGGGTGTGCCGTTGTCAGTATATCCACGGTACAGAATCTGATTACCGTACCGACCCACATTGGTATAAAAAGTCATAGTACCTCCATAATTACAAGCATTATATCACAGATGGAAGCTACTGTATACCTTTATTTTTCAGTTTTTTCTTGGTGATATTTTCGCATGATGTTATGATTCTCAACAATCTCCATAAGATTGCTTTGTGCCTCGATCGCTGTTAGAAATTCATATCCATCTTCGACATGGTTAATGATATTCCAGAACATCTCTTTGTCTAGCTTACGATCCATAGAATACTCAGCAACTGCTGCCATAATGTAATCGAATTCGCTTAAGTCTAAATTATCGTCTGACATAAAAATACCTCCATGCCGGGTGACACAGAGGTATTTATTATTAGATTAGTCTTTGGTAGAAACGAAAGAATACATTTCTTTTGCTTTAGCCATAAGATCTTCCATAGAATACATCTTATAAGCTTCTTTCAATTGATCTTCAACCTCTTCACGTGCTTTTTTACCTTCAGCAATCATGTTCTCTAGGAACTGAATATTCATATGGTATTGCTGATCCATATACTCTTTTGCCAGGTTAAGCATTTCTGCACGGATTTCAAATGGATTCTTATTGCTCATCTTTTTTCACCTTTGTCATAGTATCAAATGTATGCTTTACTACGGTTTCTGTATTATCAATTAGCATATGAGCAAAAGCTGTCTGTGCCTTGATATAGTTATGTGCTGCGTCAGCCAGAGTTTGGTCCTGAATAGTTTTACGAACAAAGTCTGATTTTGCATTTTGGAAATAGTTTACTAACATCTTCATTGTAGTTCTCTTGTGTGTTGTGTGTGGTTATAATAAAAATTACGCTACTCGTACTGCACTTAAGTCTTTAGAGATAGTTGGGAAGGTGAACTCAGGTTCGTCATGCTTTTCTCTACGTGGACGGTTTTCGTCTTTCCAACCAACGCCCATCAAAAGCATTACTTCATCTTCAACGCCCAGAACCTCGGCAACGCCGACTGGGTTGAAGCATGTGCAGCAACCTGTGGAATATCCCATCATAGTAGCTGAAAGGTTCAAGTAACCCGCAGCGATACCCAGAGCTAACTGTCTCTGTCTAATCTGCTCTTCAGTCTCTTCACCGAGCTCTCTTGCTTTTATTGCATTCAGTTCTCTGGTTTTTTCGTCTCTCATTACCTGACTATCTTTTACAAAAGCTACTAGAACATTTGCCAGAACCTGCGAGTTCTTTTTGTTGATAGGAGGAGTACGACCGAGACCGAAACCATCTGTGTGGTTATAGATCTTTTCAATTACCTCTCGGTTGGTAATGATGTATGGTTTGTAGTATGCGTAATTCTGTTTAGAAGGACATTGCGTAACGGCTGTTTCCATTACCTGAAGGTCCCGCTCAGGGACTTCTTTGGTAAGGTCCCAATTCCTTTGGCAGTGCTGACTCTTATGCACGGCCTTCTCAATCATGCTGTGAAACATAACGTGTTTCCCTTCTATAGCTTTATTAAGCTATTTATAATAAAAATAGTTAGACAGGCGGTTTCCCGCCTGTCTTTTTTTTCACTTATAGACTTCTTGCTAGTCTGTAGCACTTGTCTGCTTCAGCTTGGTATCCTGCTCTTGAAAGTTCTCCTGCAGCTCTAAGATATCCGATCTTATGGAAAGAGCGACTGATCTTAGCAGCAAAAGAATTACCAAAATCACCGATACCATGAGTAAAATAAAGAATAGCTGCACTCATTATACCCACCCATCCAGGTTAGGGTTTCTGTGTGCAATAGCATAGATCTCACCACGGTTAATACCAATATCATTTAACTCTTTGTCAGTTAATTGACTTAACTCTTTAATAGTTTGGCGTGCGATTGCATTATGCTGGTGCATTTCTTTATATTTTTTAATTAAGCTAAACAGACCTTTAATTGGACTCTGTAAGTAATGTGCGATTGTCAGTGTTAAGTGTGTCATTTGTGTTATCCTCGTAATGACCGATTTCGATTCTACGAGGACGCAGTTCTTCGGGGACTACGTACTTCAGTTCGACTGACAGTATACCGTCCTTAAGATCCGCTCCGTTTACGTGTACGTGTTCAGACAGTCTAAAGGTGCGTTTGAACTTCTTCGTGGAAATGCCACGGTGAATAAATTCGCGACCTCTGCTAACATGTTCGCCAGTCACGGTCAAAGTACGATCTTTGACCTCGATTGTAAGTTCATCTTTAGTAAAGCCAGCAACGGCCAATTCGATTAGATAATCGGTATCGCCAGTCTTTAAAATATTATGTGGGGGGTAATTGTCCTGGCTATGCTTTGCAACATAATCCAGTTCGTTTAACAGATGGTCGAAACCAACAAAAGATGAACGCGGGAATAGTGTTTTTACGCCTGTCATATTTTTCTCCTTTATACAAGCAAGAATGTTGTGGACCCGTTTCCGGCATCCGGTTGTATTTATCTTTAAAGATAAAAAAGCAGCTATTCAATTACGGAATACCTGCTTTTTATCTTTTAGGATAAATTATTTGTTACCAATATTATACTTGGGACACAGTTCCCATTCATTCTTTTCTTTGAATGGGATGATCTTAATTTGACGTAGAGGAGCACAATCTAATCCACCGCCGGCTGCAAGCTTAATCAAGCCCCAGTCGGATAGCAGGGTAGCAATTGTGTTTCTACGCTGTACATCATTCATCTCAAGGTTAGACTTCTTGCCGTCAAGCAAGAACAGTTCCTTAAAGTGAACGATAAAGTATCTGCCTTGTTTATGCAGAATATGGCAAGACTGGAATAGCTTTTTATCTTTCCGTGATGCAACACCGATACGGGTCAGGGTCTCACGTACTTTTAAGAAATCATCTGGCTCGTCTAAAATAACTTCGAGCATGTCTTGTGGTGTCCAGTGGACATTATTATTTTCTTCTACCACCTTTGTATACCTTCTCTCTCAAATTCATAATCTGGTCGGACGAGAGGAGTGGTAGTACTTGTCTGGCCTTTTCATTGCTATAGCCATAATATTCTTTTACCACTTCCACGTCGGATACCAGCTCAGGTTTATCCCATTTGGAGAAGCGTTTACGCTTCCTGATGATATTTATAAGAAAATGAAATTGTAGCTTTTTGTCAAGGTGGTGGTGTTTATTCATCTCGTTCGCTGCCAAGATGGTGTCATTAAAGTATGACAGCGAACGATTAATAGTGTACGGGACGTAGGCCTTTTCAGCCAAATCGTCAATCATAATGTCTTTTTTGCCGGTGTTAATGGCGTTCACATACTCAAAGGGGTTCATTCAATTCCACTATCCAAATTAGGCCAGACTACGCGCTCAATTCTATCACCAAGCTTCTCTTTTGTTAACTCGGTAGATTGTCCCTGTTGCACATCAACATCATTGTAATAAAGTTGAGGTACAGTCTTATGACCACGTTGTGTCATAAAATCCATTGCGCTAGGATCTTGATCTACGTGAATAGTAACGTAATCATAACCCCACTCATCCAGTTTCTTCTTCAGCTGCTTGCAGTAGAAGCACTTATCTTTACTATACAGTTTTAGCATATCACACCTCCTAGAAAGCCGTAACGGCTTGAACTAATGCTTGCATACGCATCACATCCATTGCAATGTCATGGGTAGGATCGTGCTTAACAAACTTATCCTCGAGACCTTCGGGAATAAAGCTTGAGTTCAGATCTACGCCATAAGACAAACCTTCGATATAACTAATCGTATCACGGACACTCCACCAATCGTATGGCTCAGGATTGCCAGTGGCTTTCATAAGAGAAGTCATAAAGATCGGATCAAACGTATTACGCCTAGTATATACCTTATTTAGGTTGACGGGCTTGTTTACAATAAAGAATCCGTACAGATCTGCAATAGACTTATCCTCTGGACTAGGTGCTAGCTTTTTCTGTGCTTCCTTATTCTGCTGGCTCCACCATTCGAGTGTAGCCTTTTCAATCTTACGATTATAGTTCTTAACCTGATCTTCGACGTCGAACTTCATATAGTGTGTCTTATCCAAGATCTCTTGATAGGTATATGGGTTGTCAGCAAAACGCTGTGGATCATAGCTTGCCATAGCAAAGGAAACGACAACGCCATCTACTGGGTTCTGCGACATAGTTTCGAAGTCGTAAATGACACATGTGTCGATTCCACGAAAACTCATTGAATAACTCCTACAATTGCGGAATGCAAAGCTCGGAACAGCTGTGCATCATTATAAATTAAAAGCCAAAGTACGATTAGTGCTAACATCCACTTCATTGAATCTGTACCTCCGACATAATCTCTGTCATGCAAGCCACAAGGTTTAGTTCGTGGTCTGCTACAAATGCTGCTTTATATTGGTAGTCAGCCAGAATAAGAACTAGCTGAGGAATAGACTGTGGCTGAACCTTTGTGTACATCTGATCGTAGACGCCACGAATAATTGCTGCGGTGTCCACATCCATATGATTCACCACCCACTTACGCATGTTCTTAAAGTCTTTGGATTTCAGGTAGGCGAAGAGATCGTCAAACCCAAGATCAGCATCAGTAGTATTACTGCTATTAATCCCAGCGCCACTGCTGCCCCAACGTTGTCCCTCATTTAGCACCCTCCGCCAGTCTGGAGCGTACTTCATGATCAGATCAGCAACAGCTTTCTTCTGATACGGTACGCCTTCTTGATCCAGTATATATGTGAATCTGGCAAAGAATTGTCCGGCAAGATCTGCTAAATCTTGCTTTGTGGTGTTAAATTCATAGACACCGCACCGACTATGTAACGGTTCGATGATACGGTTCTTAAAGTTACAAGTGAGGATAAAGCGACAGTTATCAGAGAACTGTTCGATAAAACCACGGAGCGCAGGTTGGGTCGATTGTGGATTGAGGTAGTCTGCTTCGTCTAGGATAACTACTTTGTAGCCGCCAGAGAAAGAGACCGTCGAGGCAAACTGCTTGATCTTGCCACGGAGAGTATCAATATTACCCTCTTCTGAGCCGTTGATTACAATGTAATCGAGACCCAGCTCATTACACAAAGCCTTTGCTACCGTGGTCTTACCAAGGCCGGCAGTACCAGTGAACAACATATTCTGTAGTTCACCAGTGTCTACCATCTTCTGAAACACATCTTTTAGCCGATCTGGCAGAATAGTTTCAGCAACTGTTTTAGGGCGATATTTTTCTACCCAAAGAAAGTCTTTCGACATAGTAACTCCGATTCAATTGAGATTTCATTATATAATATTTGGAGTTAGATGTAAACAATTATTCTTCAGCTTCGTCCAATGATGCTTGTTCACATGCTGCTACCAGTTGCACACACTGGTCACGAAGCTGACCGATAGTGGTCAGTTCTTCACCGCGGAATCCACCGCGTTGTACGATAGTGTCAATGACTGCAATAGTGCTACGTGCGACACGGTTCGAGATATCTGTAATTTGGTTGCTCATATTAAGCTCCGTAAGTTGATGTTTTTTCAAGTGCAATCCAATAGTCCACATTCTTATCCGTGTGTGTGAACCGGGACATGAGTTTCGAAGACAGACCAACGTTATAGTCGCCGGGCAAGATCTTCAGGTTCTGGATGTTCAGAATGAAGTTAAAGTCTTCACTCTCATATGTACCCGCCAATTCAATAGTGAATGTATTCGACGTGGTATTCTCTGGATCGAATACAGTCAGTGCAATCGATCCACTCGATGCCGTAACTGACACCGAGGTATGTCCAAGAGCAGATGCTGCACGTTTAATCTTGTTCAGTGTGTCTTGGTCAAGGGTAAAGCTTACCTCGAAGTCATTCATCGCAGTCGCTTTTTCAAGCATGGATGGATTCGGTGCAGTAAGCATATCTGTATCAGTAAAGAAGTACTTGATCTTGGAACGACCAGTAGCATCGCCAACAACAGCATATTTCTCTTCGATCTTAATCTGTGGCTCGTCTACCAACGACAGAACATCCAGGAACTCGTTTAGATCATAGATGCCGAAGTCAGATGGGAACTCCATGTCAATTGTAGCAGTCGACAGGATGTTACGTGCCTCAGAGATCGTAGATACAACATTGCCTGTGTGGATTACGATGTTACTGTTGATACCAGAGTAGTTCTTCAGTACTTGTGTGGTATATTCTGTAAGTTTCATAGCTCATCCTTTTTCATGATAAAAGCATTATATAACAGATCAGGCAGCTTGTACACCCCAATCCTTCATTTTCGAAAAGTTTTTCTCTTTAAAGAACTCCAGCTTGTTCTGGAACTTATTGTCCAGGATCTCACCCTTGTGGCTGATAACAAATACGTTTGTATCATCGTCCAGCGAGTACAGGATCTTCATCAAGTTCTCTACGCCGTCGTGGTCGAGTGACGAATCAAAGGTCTCGTCTAGCACCAACAGGTTAGTAGCAACAGAGTTCTTCATCTTAGCAATCATACGCCATGTGAACAGCAGTGCCAGGTCAATGCGTTGTTTCTCACCCTCCGAGAAGCTATCGTATGTGAATGCATCACGGTGACGAGACTTAATCGTTTCTTTGAACTCTTCGTCTAAATTGAAATGTACAAAGAAATCCAGGATCTGCAGATATTTGTTAACAAGGTTATTGATCACTGGAATGTACTGCTTGATTACCTTAGTCTTAATGCCTGTATCTTTCAGCATCTCTGCCATAACAGTATTGTAAGACTGCTCTTCGTTCAGCTTCAGTCGTTCTTCCATGAACCGATCCTTATCAGCATTCATCTCAGATAGATCTGCGTTCGCGCCCGCGAGGTCGCCCGTACGCGAGGTCAGGCGGGCAATATCGTCGTTCAGCGATTTAATTGTATTTTGGATACGCTGGATGGTACGGTTGTTACCATGGATAGCTGCTTGCTTCTCACGAATGATCTCTGCCGCGTTCGTATACTTCTCGATATTATCTACTACGATCGCTGCTTCTTCATCTGCTTTTCGAATGGCCGATTGTAGTTCGGCTGCTTTTGCTTTAGCAGCTGCCAGCTTAGTGGCACGTGTGTCCGCGGCGATCTGCTGAGAACACGTCGGGCACGCGTCGTTCTCCTCATAAAATTTTGCATCATTAACAACCGTTTTGATGTTGGATGAAAATGTAGCTTTATACTGTAATAGGGATTGTTTACGATCGTGCGCTTTCTTGAGAGCTTGCTCGGTCTTTTCACTTTCTTGTTCGATGTAAGTGGATAGATCCGTATTCTCACGTATGAGCATGGCGATCTCTTCTTCGCCTGTCTGGATCTGAGCTTTCTTTGCATTGATCTCCTCCTCATTCATAGCAGTAATATCACGGATATACTTCTTTTGGGATTCGATCTGATTCTTCTTCAAGTCCAGCTGATATGCGATATCCTTAAGCTTTTCCTTCAGTACTGCATTCTTCTCCTTGATCAGTGTATTCATTTTAGAGAACACGTTAATATCCAGAAGATCCTCGATAACATCACGCCGATGTTGTGCACTCAACTGCATGAAAGGAATAAAGGAGGAACTACCAAGAACAACAATCTGGTGGAAGCTTTTATGATTTAGCTTCAAGATATTTTGCTCGAGGATCTTCTGGTATTCAAGTGCTTTCGAATCCTGGTTAATCAGATTACCATTTTTCCAAATCTCAAACACTTGTGGCTTCAGACCGCGTACGATCTTGAAGTCTGCTTTACCCACCTGGAACACAATCTCTACAAGACAGTTCTTGTTGTTAATAGTGTTAACAAGCTGGGGTTTATTAATATTACGGTGGGCTTTGCCAAACAGTGCAAAGGACATAGCATCCAGCATAGTGGATTTACCTGCACCGTTGTGGCCAACAATCAGTGTGGACTTATGCGATGTAAGATTAATCTCAGTCCAGTTATTACCGGTGGACATAAAGTTCTTCCACCGTAAGGTCTTAAATACGATCATGCAACTTCCAATGCCTGTGCTTCTGCCAATAGATTACGCATATTTAATTTCAGTTTATCTTTATCTAAATCAGTATCCACCGCATCGACATAGCTATCGAGCAGCTCACTGGTCTCTTCCAGCGAGATGGATTCATCTTCTACATTCTCGCCCATGAACTCATTAAAGTTCTCGGCGATCTTCAGATCATGGATCTTCTGACCTTGTATTCTATCAATAAAACGGTCAAATGTAAATAGGTCTGATTTGTTAATTACCACCACTTTTACAAATTTATAGTCTAAGTGGCTGGTATCAAACATTCTGTAGTCTACCTTCGAATCGTCATAGACAATGCGTTCGAAGAGTGTATGTGGATTCACGATCTTCTCTAGCTCACGTGTCTCTGTGTCCAGTACATGGAAACCTTTCTGATCGCCAGCATCACTCCAGAAGAACTCTAGCTGTGTACCAAGATAATGGATATTATCACGCTCAGAGCCAACGTGGAAGTGCCCGGATATTACCTTTTCAAATCGTGAAAAGATGCTGTGGTTCAAACCATGGTGTGATTGTACACCACGTAGCACATCGAAGCCTTGTAGTTCTAAGTGGCCGCCGAGCCAGTCTGCTTTGCAGGTATTGATAAACTGCATTGACCGGTCGTAGTTCTCTTGTGCGATCCAGGGGAGGAGCGCAAGTTTGAAACCATCCAAATCGACAACACTGGGTTCCATGTGGATAGTAACTTCGCCCATGTAATGACCAAGGAGTTCTTTGAGTGAGTTGAGTTCATTGGTGTTCTTATAGAATGTGTCATGGTTACCAGGAATAACATCCATATGGATGCCATATTCTCTTAGCTTAGTAAGAAATGATTTACGGAAGCGGTTAAGAGCGCGGAAGTTAATAAACTTCCGGTTATCAAAAACATCGCCAAGGTGAACGATACGACGAATATTATGTTCCAAAAGATAAGGAAAAAATACATCGCTATAGAATTTCTCTGCATTATCGAGAAATATGTCGCTGCTATTGCGGATACCAGCATGAGTGTCATTTAGGATTGCTACCTTCATTTAAAGATTTCTCCCAGATCAGAATCAGAGCTAGACGCCGCTAGGTCACGCTTCTTACGCTCTTTCTTCTTTTCTTCTTTTACGATCACGTCAAAGTAAGTATCTTTCTCCTTGAGCTGGTCGATCTTACCCTTCAGCTGGTCAACAAACATGTGTGCAGCTGCAATCGATTCTTCATCAGCATCTGCCAGTGCAAACTCGTCGAATGGGCTCTGGGAGATATACTTCATCTTAATATCTTGCTGTTTCTTTTCCTTTGCAATGCGGCGAAGGAAAGCGTACCAACAAATCTGGGTAAAGTAAGCAAATGCGTTTGGATTACCAGATCTTGTAGCAGCATCGATATTGTAATTGCTAATCGCTTTCAGACAATTCTCAACTGCATCCATTACCATCTCTTCACGATAGGTGTAGCGAATGAAGTTTGACTTGTGCGATAATCCTTCAGCAATCTTAAGGAAGGACATAGCAATGTAATCTGTTACTTTGGGGATTTCTTTACCGGCTGATTCAGCTTCTTGGATAGTACGTACGTAATCGACTACCGCTTGACTGAAGTCACGGTTGTTGACGTAATGCGGTTTATCTTTAGGTTTCATAATATACTCCTAGCGTATGTTACTGATTATAAATCAGAATCAGAGGATTGTAAACATATTTTTTTATGGGGGTGTGACAGTTTGGGGGATTTACATTTTTTGTAATCCCGATATAATATAAAAGACTTTTATGGGGAGGGTGATATATTAATGTAGTTTAGGTTTAAACTTGACGATACGATCGTCTTTCTTTTCATCTTCTGCTGCCATCTTATCAAGGAAGTCTTCAGCAGATGATTGTTGTTTCTCACGTTCTTCCTTACGGAATGCCTCGATATGTTTTATATATTGTTCGATTACATTCTCATGTGGATTCGTCATACAGATTACAGATGCAGAGTTTAGCAGCAAGATATGAGATGGATCATATACGTGCATCATGAATGGTCGGAACGTATAGTAACGGAATCCATTCTCGAAGTCTTCTTGGGAGATTAGACTATAGGCAGCACGAATGACAAACGCTTCCCCGTCTTCGTCGTCATATTGTACATCGACCAGATCGCATAGGATCTCTTCGCCACCCAACAATTTCATTTGTTTAACATCTGTCATTTGAGATCCACCTCATAGATTTTATAATCGAATTCTTGTTTTATATACATCTTTACACGTTCGGCCGAGTGTTCGAGTGTGTAGTTCTTTCGACCTTTCCAGTGCAAGTCATCAGCAATATCATATAGTTTTGCGATTGATCCGTCATCACTTTTACGGAGACCGCGTCCAATCGACTGCAAGACTCTAATTTGTGATTTGCTAGGAGAAGCAAAGATGATGTTATGTAAGTTCCTAATGTTAATCCCAGTAGAGAAGGTACCAAGGCTAGCAACGATAATGGCATTCTTCTGTCCCTCTACAATCTTACGAATAGCTTCGCGGTCACTCGTATCGGTTTCACCTGACACAAAGAAGATCTTGCGATTCTCGTGTGCTTTATCTCGAATCATATCGAATAGCGGTTTACCGTGCTTATCTACAAAGTTAAAAAGTACAAGGCTATTACCATCAAGGTCCAAAGCAAGATTAGTAATGAGATTATTCCTCGCGCTGTTTCGTACGATGTAATCGAGTTCTGCTTGATAATCTTGCTTACCCCAGTTCTTACGTACTTCTTCAGGGTGTTTAAGAAGCAGCATAGTAATCTTAAGCTTTGACAGCGTGTTTTCATCTTGGAGCTTTTTGGTAGTTGTCACATTATATATCTTCCCAAAAAGTCCTTGTAATACAAGTTCGTGCGTTTGCGAGCCGTCGAGCGTACCAGTTGTACCCCATCTGTATTCGGCTTCTTTGCACTTATCCATAATAGTGGTGAGTGACTTTGATTTAAAGCCGTGACATTCATCACCAACGACAGCACCAAATTGTTCAAACCATTTCGGTGGTAATTTGTATATCGACTGCCAAGTTGAAATGACGACGTCTTTGTCAGTGTCTTTATCTCGTCCAGAATAAATCCTATGGACAATGTCTTCGGCTGGCATTCCATAGTCTGCGAAGTCGTTGTACATCTGTTCAACAAGCGAAGTTGTTGGTACAATAACGAGGACTTTCCGATTTGCCTGCCGGAGCTTACAAAGATATCTTTGGACAAGCGTGTAGATAATAAGCGATTTACCAGAACCTGTGGGTGAGATAAGTACGGCTCTTTTTCTGTGTAATCCTTCACAGACTGCATCGAACTGATAGTCTCGGATCCCAATTGGCTTTCCCCTGGATTGTAGTTCAAGCCCATCGATAAACTCCTTCATCTCAGCTGGATCGATATCCACATTTGCATCTGGTCGACCGTAGTAGTTATTATGTTCTACTTCAATCTTATATCCACGGGGTTTTGCAAATTCTTTTAAGAATGGATACAGACCTACAGGTAGTTCCATTTTATTAATATTAAACAGACGGATCTTTCCATCCCACACACGATTCTTGTATGCAGGCATAAATTTGTAACCGGGCACGAAGAAGGAGAAGAATTCACTAAGTTCATTCGCGATTCCAAAGTCACATCCAATGTGCATTACAGAGTGATTTTTATTTTTTACTTTAAGTGTGTTCATGCGAGTATATATAAATAAGAAATATAGAAAAATTCAATGGAGAATCCGATGCCTTATGAAGTAACTGAAGAAATCGAAAACAATACCAACATTGCATTAGTAAATGAAAGTCAATTTTTTACATTTATGAAAGGTGTGAACGCCGAAGGTAAACAAAGAACCCTTGAAGAACAAGCTGAAAGAATGAGAGCTCATGGTATATCTATGGGTTTATCTGAGGAAGATTGTAATGAGGTTAAGCAAGCAATCTTAGCATCTCCTGATAATAGTACACTAACAGATTTTGACATTGATACACAGACAATTGTAAAAACAACTACATATCCATCTGAAACCACGTACAATAATATTGTAGCAATCAGAAATTCGCTTACAGGTGGTGGTGTATCGTGGACAGTTATCAATAAGCAAACAGTTTAAGCGCCAGCTTCAAACATTCTCCATTTAATCATGTTACCGATTGTTTGATGCCGCCATTTGATGTTATCGACAATTTCGGTTAAGGTTTCTACTACGACTTTCCATTGCTGGATCTTTAGTTCAGATTTTTGAATATCTGTATCTGAGTCGTAGTAGTAATCCATCTCACCTTTTAATACACGTAGACCATCGAACGGATCGAACTCCCAACCACGGGATTCGATCTGTTCTTTTGACATCTTACCGTTGTAGTAAAGCCACTTGTCTTTTAGAAGAACCTTCTGTTCCATCTCTGCACGTTTCAGCTGCATCTTAGCTTCCGATAGTAAAGGCAGGTATTTTGCATGCAACATCGGTGACTGACGAGATGCTTCATCAAGTGAGCTGTTATCGATCTTAGAATCTGTTTCCCACATCTTCAGGATAGTGTCAAGGTATTTCATAATATCTCCTACAAGGGATAATTTCAAAATATCTCTCGTAAGAGATATTTACTCTACAGAGTAATTATACCATATTCACTCTATAGAGTAAATTAGTTAGTGATCGTGAATGTGGTATAGGCAAACGTGATAGGGAACGTCACATATTGTACAGCATCGGCGGTCGATTGGAAGTTAACAGTACCAATGCTGATTGGGAATGTGCTTTTATATCTGATGGTATCTATCGTGTTATTATGGCTGCTTAAAACCATCAGACTGATATCGTATGTGGTGATATCCTCATCACCGACTTTTGCAACGTTGGCAGGCTTATATTTTTGTTCAACAGTACTTTTGAGCCACTCGTGCATTTCCTTATAGACGTTCATATTTTCGTCCATAATAGCGTCGATAGTCAGCGTACCATATTCAAGTTTATCTCCAGGTATCAAAGCATTTGTACCACGGAATTGTGCTACTGATGGTGCTACACTTAGATCAGGATGCTGTACAGATTGTGCAAAAAACTCTAGGTTCTTAAATCTTTTCCTAAGCACCACGACTTTAAAGCCAGTGGGTTGTAAGAAGTTTTGGGATTCTAATGTAGATTCTGTGGTAGCCATGACTAATCCTCTGTTGCTTACATGTATTTATATGAAAAAAATCTGAAAAAAATGCACAAGGGGGGTTTACATTTCAAATGAAAAGCCTTATATCTACTATATCAACAAAAGGAACACACCATGACCAAGTTCATCAAATCCGAATTTATCACTTCCGGCGAATACGTCTTCTACGGTTCTCGTGACATGAAGAACTTCGTCGCTCGCTTCAAGCACCGCGGGCCTTTCACCAAAGCTAAGTTCCTGAAAGAGCTTATCGCTAACCATACCGTCGAAGGTTACTTTGCTGAACTGGAAGCTGGAAAGGCTCCTCTGGCTATCCTTCGTGACGCTAACGAAGATTGGTACTATGGTATCCTCGAAGCATTCAGCGGACGTTCGTTCCGCTAACAAAAAGAAGTACGAAGAATTCTTGCGTTTGAAGGCTAAGTTTGAAGGAGTGGAAGAATAATGCTGGTAGTATTCGATATTGATGGAACGCTGGCGAACATTGAACATCGTCTTGACTATGTTCGCAGTAAGCCAAAGAACTGGAAAGCCTTTGACGCTGGCATTCCTAATGACAAGGTGAACGAACAAGTCAAAGAAGTGTTCACAAGTATGATGTTTCGGAATGATATTGTTCTTGCAAGCGGTCGTAATGAGCGTAGTCGCAAAGCAACCGAGGATTGGCTGTGGGATAATCATATTCGAGGCTATCAGAAACTCTACATGCGCAAAGCAGACGACTTCCGTAGTGATGATATTGTGAAGCAAGAAATTCTGGATCAAATCATTGCTGACTACGGTAAGAAGCCTGATATGGTGTTTGACGACCGTCCACGAGTTGTTCGTATGTGGCGTGATAACGGTATCTTTGTTTTCAACGTATACCAAGGTGAGGAGGACTTCTAATGTTAACTTTACTATTTGGTATGTTTGTGTGTTTTGCTGGTGCGTTTCTACTCGCATGTTTAGATCCTATTTGGGGTCAACGTACCAGTATCAAAGATGCTATATCTGCAATCATAGACAAGGATTGATCTAATGTCTGAACCTATTTGCACTGTAATGGTTGGCTTGCCTGGTTTGGGCAAGTCGACTCTTGTGGAAGATCAACGCAAAGTATATGAACGCATCGACATGGATGTGTTTGTCTACAGCACTGACAACTATATTGAAAGCGTTGCCTCTGCACAAGGCAAAACCTACGATGAAGTATTCGCTGATACAATCAAAGAAGCCACTGAAAACATGGAAAACTTTCTTCAATATGCAATTGAAGATGGTCGTGATGTTATTTGGGACCAAACGAACTTGGGTGTTGGCAAGCGCCGCAAAATCATCAACCGCATGAAGCAGGCTGGTTATCAGGTTCGTTGCGAGTGTATTATCCCTCCTGAAGCAGGTTGGTTGGACGACCAGAAAGTGTGGGCTAACCGCTTACGCAATCGATCTGGCAAAACTATTCCGCAAAATGTGTTGACAAACATGATCGAATCGTTTACAATTCCTACTGTAGAAGAAGGCTTTGATATGATTACATTCTACAATATGCATGGTGCTATGTTGGACATGGATTTGGGAGAGAAATAAAAAAGGAGCACCGTCGTCCAGTGCTCCTTAAGTTGGGAGGGGTTGGTTCCCCTCCCTTTTTTATTATTAGACTTACGCCAGGATGTTGTCCACGCGGAAGATTCTGTAGTACTGGTTGGTTTTTGCTGTTGCCAGACCGTCTGCAGGAGTTGCGCCAACGAATGGGTTTGAAGCCATACCGTAGCGAGTCTTGAAGCCGATTTTTGGCTGGAAGGTTTCTTCCGCAACGGCACGAACCATGGTCAGAGGTACGTATGGGCAGTAGAATACACCTGCGTCATATGGGTTAGTACCTTTGTAGCCAACGTTTACGTAATCTGCAACCGCATATGGGTCGATGTAGATACGCGTACGGCCATTCAGAACACCTGCGAAGGTGTTACCTGTGTCGTCAACGTTCAGTGCAGTTGACATTGCAGGAGCGTAGTCCAGCATGCCTGAAGCTGCAAGAGCTGATGCAACGTCTGAAGAAACGATTGCGAAGTTACCTTTACCGCGACGTGTTTCTTTCGCGATTACGTTAGCTTCACGCTCCAGCTGCAGGATCAGACCTTTGATCTTTTCAACTGACCAACGGCCATCTGCGTCTGTTGACAGATCGAAGATACCGTTAACAGCAGTGTTCGAAGTTGATGCACCAGTTTTAGCTTGGCTGTTGATGGTGCGGATAACTTCGCGGTTGATTTCTGCCAGGATCTCGGTTGACAGGATGTTCGCCAGCTCTGTCTCAGCGTCCAGACCGTGAATCGCTTTCAGGTCCTGTGCCAGTTCTAAGCTGTACTCTGCTTTCAGCGCGCGTGACTTTGCAGTAACGGTTGCTTTTTCGATGGTGAAGCCCATCTGGTTGAAAGTAGAAGCTGATGCACCCAGTGCTTCCGCGTCTGCAGTTGGCATAGCGCCGCCGAAGCCGTTAGTTACACGCTGGTCGTCCAGGTTAGAGTCTTGAGCAGCTGAGTCGATACCTGACAGACCTGATGGACCTGCAGTGCCTTGAGTTGCTGAAGAGTCACCTGAGAAGGTTGTGTCTGCTTCGTTGAACAGTGCTTCAGTCGAACCAGTTGTACCTGCACCGTAGCGTGACTTCATTGCGAAGATCAGGCCGGTTGGACCAGTCATTGGCTGAACGCCAGCAACGTCATATGCCATCATGTTTGGCATAGCGCGACGTACCAGTGAAATCAGAACTGGGTTCCAGTTAGCTGCAGAAGTTGTGTTGTTGGCTGGTGCTGCTTCGTTTAGGTAGTTCTGCTGAGCGGACTGCTGAGCGAATTCACGCTCTTGGTTTTCCAGAACAACAGCAGTAACTGCACGACGGTGTGCGTCTTTGATTTCAGTACCTTCGTTCAGTACTGGTGCCCATTTCTGGGTTAAGCGATCATAAGTTTCCATTTTTATGGATCTCCTAATTAGTATTTGGTTTTTCTGAGGGCTGCAAGATAAGCAGACATTGATTCAGAAACTTCTTGTGTTTCTTCAGCAAGATCTTCTGCAGTATCTTCTACGATTGATTCAGTAGTTGCTTTCGCTTTTTTGAAATAAGCTTCTTTAATAGTAGCAACTTTTTCAGCGAAAGTTTCTTCGCTTACAAAGTCGATATCTTCAGAAAGCTTAACCAGCTTTTCAACTTCTGTTTCTGCTAGATCACGAGCTGCTTCACGGATTACTTCGTAACGCTTGTAAACTTCCAGCTCTTCTTTCATTGTGATCATTGCTTCGGTCTGTTCGTTCAGCTTAGCTTCAAGAGCTTCAGTCTGTTCGGCCAGATCGTCAACTAGGTCAACTTTGGAATCAGGAACAGCAATGTAGGACTCTGTGAACAGGGCCTGCAGTTTGTCCATGAACTCTTCTGCAATCTCGGTACGCAGACCGTTATGAATTGCAACTTCGTTCTCTTTCATCCAATTTTCAACTACGTAGTTCAGATAACCGTCAACCTTCTCAACCATATCGGCTTTGAATGTGTCGACTTCTTCCTGAAGTTGGGTTGCATAATTTTCTTCGAGACGCTCTACTTCTTCTGACAGCTTCGATTTGATAGCTGCTTCAAAGATGATTGCGGCTTTGCCTTTAAATCCTTCAGACAATGTAGCTTCCTCTGCAATCAGAGCTTCTAAATCGTCTGAGAAATCAACGTCTTCTGCCTTCATTGGGCCCTTTTCCATCTTCTCTGAGTTGGATTTGTCGCCCTTACGCTTTGGCGCGGTTTTACCCGCGTTTTCAGCTTTCTTGACAGAATCTACTGATTGATCTTCGGCAGTTTTAGGATCATGAGCTTCAACAAAATTCTCGTCTTCATTGAGCTCAACATCCTGGTCTTGGATTTGATCAGTCATGTGACTCTCCTATTATTTTTTAAGTAACGAGAGGAAATTCTTGAACTCACGAACTTGTGCCTCATAGAGGTCCGCTCTCGGAGTTTTTTTAATTTCAGTCTCTATTCTTTCAATTTCTTGAGCTTCGATAACGCCGTTATTCCAAACCCATTCGACACCTTCCATAATTCCATTAACGAAAGCTTGAGGTGCAGATGGATCTTGGACGATGTCTACGGTGTTTAACATGAAGTCATCCTTGACATACATAACGCCGTTTCTCTGTTCAAGACTTCCCATACCACGAGTTGAAACACCCAGTTGAACACCACCTTCTAGTAAACCCTTTACAATTTTACCCATAGGAGTATTCAAAATGCGTGCCTTACCCATCACATTATTACCTTCCATACGAAGATCGGTAATGAGATGGGATACTTTATCAAGGTTGACAGTTGGACCATCTGGATGGTTTAATTCTCCAACTGCACGTCCCTTGGAAACTTGGTCTTCGACGTATCTATTTACTGCGCCTTCCATAACGCCTTTTGGATAGATACGACCGTTTCTATTCTTACCTTCGGCCTGAGCAAAAATACCTTCAATGACGAAGTTCTTCTCTCCGTCGTCTTTCTTTTCGACGATGCATTGTACATCGTTTTCGGTATATTCTGTGATCAGCTTCATTATTTGCCTCCGGCCATTTTGATGAACTGTTCTGCTGCCTTTTTTGCATCGTTTAGAGAGTTATATGAATCTAACTTCTCCATATCGATATAAGCAACATACTTATTCTTTTCTTTATGTACCATTACTTTATACTTACCTACTTTGGCATCATAGACATGCTCTCCGGGAGGCATGCCTTTATTCTTAGCTTCACGTATTTGAGCAAAAGTTTTCATACAGTACACTTATGATTGATATTCGAGTTTATTTATATAAATTAACTTTTTTAAATTAATTAAACTTCTTCGTCTTCATCATCAAAATTTTCTAGATCATCCATAGCAGCTTCTAATTCTTCATCAGAAACTTCCATATCTTCATCTTCTTCGACGTCCGTATCTACCTCGTCTTCGAAGTCTTCTTCTTCAGGCGAGTGCATCGCTTGCGCGACTGCAACTTTTTCCTGGTCCAGGGCATCAGAAACCCTTTGACCAAGAACATCGTTAAAAATGTCATTTGCTTTTTGGAACTCCGACTGTGTAATATAATCAATCATATTTGACAGCGGATTTACTTCCGGTGTTTGCACTTCAGTATCTTCAGCCATAACGACTCCTTATTTCGCTACTTTCAAATTAATAGTGTGGTTTGTACCACCATTATCTTGCTCTTGATCCTGCTGCTCAGGAGCTGGTTGCTCTTCTTCAGCTGGTTCTTCCTGTTCGATTTGTCCAGTCATCTGCTTGATCATATCATCATCGAAACGAAGAACGTTCTTCATTACCCACTCTTTCGAGAAGTATTCACCAACGTACTGTTGTACTTGGTCAAGTGACTGTAATTTTTCTCTAAGCAGTTCTGCTTCTTTTAACTCTGTAAAGTGGTTATCACGTACGAATTCAAAGTTGAGATCATTAGAGAATGTTTCCCAATCTTCCTCTGTAATGATGTTTTTAAGAACAAGTTGACGCTTCAGCATCTCTCTAAACATCATAGAGAATCTACGACGCAGACGATCAATAAACTTCTGAAACTTAAGCTCGTCACGAGTAATCTCAGATGAACGACCTAAGCTAAATTGTGACTCCTGTTCAAGACGATTTACTGGAACGTTTAACGCTCTATATAGTCTTTTTTGGAAGTACAGAATATCATCGATTTGACCAAGGTTTTCACCGCCAGGCAACGTGCTGATCTCTGTACCACGACCGCCTTCACGACGTGGCAGCCAGAAGTCTTCAAGCATTGACATATGCTTGCGATCATCTTTAATTTCACCAGTGCCAGCATCGTAAACAAGTTTGTTCCGATAGCGGGTCATGATGCCTTTCATATACTCTTCAGCTTTACCTTTTGGTAAGTTACCTACGTCGATATAGAAGATACGACGTTCAGGAGCACGTGCAAGGCGATAGATTACAAGTGAATCTTCCATCATGCGAAGCTGGTTAATCGGCTTCAGTGCTTTATGGAGATATGAAATAACATTCTTCTGTGATGCATCAAGTAAACCAGATGTGGTATAAACAACGGAATCTTTAGTTAGTTTAATGCCGCTGTTCTGTTGCCCCGGCTTTTCTTGATAGATGTAATATTCATTCTGGCCTTCGATAATATTTGCGCCAGTAATAGGATCTTTTTTCTTAACAATCTCTTTTACTTTACGAATCTTAGCTGCATCAATAGGACGAATATCCTGAATACCTTTCTTAGGATTCTTTTCGTCAACTACCAGATGGTAAACTTTTCTACCGTCAATATACCACGATCTAAAGATATCGTGTCCAAGATCACCGAATCTTAGCATATAGAGAATATCGTCAAACTCGTCTTGGATCTTACTTTTAATTGATTTAGAAAGTTCGGTATTGTCAAGATCTAGACGAACGGCCAATTCATCACCGCCAGAAACAGCCTCGTTAGTAATATCCTCAATAGCAGCATCTACTTCTGGGTGAAGTGCGACACCACGGTACTTTTGAATAAGGGTAGAATTATCCTTAGACTTATCGCCGTGGATATCGATATATTGACCGAAGTGCGATCCAGAAGCGGTAACATAACCTGCACCGTCTTCGTCCACCTGCGGGACAATGGATCTTAAATTCTTATCTTTTGTTTCTTGTGCTTTGGATCTACGGATCTCAAAACCAAAGAGCTTTAAACTGTTATCGGCCATTTCTCATCCTATCATTTAAGGAAGCTGGGCGTTTCCGCCCAGCCTGATCTTATATATCCACTTATTAGGAAGTGGTATTTGACTCCCAGTACTGGACTTGGAACTCAACGGTGAATCTTTCGATCTCGTCGTTAGTACCGTATGTCAGGTCAATTGGTGAGATGTTAGTTGGGAAGCAGCCTCTGAAGTTATATGTCTTCAGAACTGTTTCGTCTCTATCTAACTGTTCAACCAGAAGGTCTGCCTGATAGTCAACAGGGTTAGTTAAACCAGTGTTTGCTGCGTGTGCATTTACACCGTTCATCCAGCGTTCCATTGCGTTACGAACACGGAAATCTGTATCGTTGATAATGGTTGGTGACCATGTATCAAAGGTACGATCGCCGGCGATCTTCAGCTGTCTACCACGGAATGGAACAGTGATAACACCCATGACTGACCCAGGAAGCTGTGCGGCTTCACAGAGGAACGACGTAACTTCTACGTCGCCCCCTGCATATGCTGGGAAGTTAATGGTGGCCTTGAACAGGTTTGGTCTAGCGCCACCGCCTCTTAGTTTGGCTTTAAAATCGTCTACTGCGAGAACCATTTTTTATCTCCTTAGCGCTCTACTTATACCGTACCTACGACTTCTTCAAAGTCCACGCCAGTTCTAACTGCGACAAAGTTCAGTGTCACGAAGTTAATTGAACGAGCTGGTTTGATGAAGATCGAACATACGAATTCGTTTCTGTCAATAACCGCCGGTGTGTTATTTGTCTCATCTGCGACAACACGGAAGTCGGTGATACCACGTCTACCTTGAACTTCTCTTAAGAAAGGTTCAACAACGTTGACGAACTCGGCGCGAGTAAACTCATCGTTGAATTCGAACATAACGTTACGAGCAGCAATGGCAATTGCTCTTTCCAGTACCAGGAACAGACGACGTACGTTAATACGGTCGAATGCGCTTGGACGTGCCATATGGGTTTTATCGCCGTAAAGCAGAATACCCTGACCTGGAATATTAGCAACTGGGTTTACACCGTTTCTATAGAGAAGATCTCTTTCAGTTTTATTTGGTGTATAAGCCAGTCTTATTACACCCAGATAAGCACCACGTCTTTGACCTGCTGGTGAGTACCAAGCTGCAGTGTTATTATCAGAAGCTGCCATCAGGCCTGCGGTCGAGGAAGCTGCTGGAATGTGGATGTACTGATCGTTATACTTATCGTAAACTTTTAGGTAGTTATTGTCTACAAACAGGTAAGACGAGTAAGTGAATGTTTTTGCCGTCGCGATAACGTCAGTGTTTGGTGTAGTCGAGCTTAAGATATCGGATCTTGCTGGACTTGCAACAACCACGCAGTCTTTACGCTGACCCTGTGCAATAGCAACCAGATCGTTAACGACCGTTGTCTGTTGAGTTCTAGAACCCATACCAGGTGCAATCAGGAAGTCTACCTGAACCTGATCTTTATCTTCAAACTTATCGAAGCCAGTTGCATATTCACCTTCATCGAATGCTGCAGAGTTAGCTGCGCCTTGAAGTGAAAGTGTTTTAACTGCTGGAACACCGATCTTATATTCTTTACCATCGGTTACTACTGTACCAGCGTTTGCGTCCCAACCTGACCAATCTGAATCGGCGTCATTGGTAATACCAAAGCCAGCTAACCAGACATAGCGTGAACGGTTGTTGATTACGTCAAGAACGTAGTTCGATGTACCATCTGCTGATTTTGCATCTGATGCAATTGAGCAGAACGGGAATGCTTCCAGAACTGTTCCCTTTGTGCCTGTGAATGCGCCGTCTTGGTCAACGACTACAACGTGAACTTCATCTGCGCTCGCACCGCGTGCAGAAGCGTAATCTGAAGTAAGAGGTGCACCCTCGAAGTTATCCTGATATGCCCAACCAGTGAACACTGGATCTTCAGCGCTATCAACTGCGCCTAACCACTGCACCGAAAGCGAGTTACCTAATGTGCCAGGATATTTAGCAATGAAGGTATGATTGTCGGAATCAAGTGCTGCCTGCTGGTAGTCGAATGATTCTAGGTTTTTAACTCGAATACCGCCTGCTGCTTTGCTATCGAAGGCGTTAATGCTTTCGTTTGTGCCTTCAGTTGCTTCCCTGACCACGTACAATGAGTTAGCATATCTTAAGAAATATGCAGCTGAGTGGAAGTCGATTGAATTATCTTTTGATGGGCTACCGAAAATAGATACAAGACCTGCTTCGTCCGAAACTAAGATTGGAGAATCGACTGGACCCCAATTAAAGTTACCTACGAAAGCGCCGGTTGTTGAACCAACATTAGGAACAACACCAGTAAGGTCGATCTCTTTGACGGTAATTGCCGGAGATTCTGATACTGCCATGACTCTTTCCCTTTGAGTTGAATTATATGTGTTTCATAATACGAATTTTATCAATTACTTCTATTTATAAGAATTCGTATTTTAGAAATCTACGTGGTCGTAATCAATAGCCCACGGTTTACCTTTATCGTCTTCTCTCTGTAGCTCGTTTATTCTATCAGAACCATCGTCAATAAACCCAAAAGGTACAAGGTCATTTTCAATCTGCTGCATACGATCCTTAAACATCATTTCCTTTAGATTAATGTTTGTCATATCAGCAAACATCTCTGTAGTAGCAAAGTAACCGAACATTACTAGGTTCATCATTAAGTCGTCGTGGTTACCATCGCTCGCTTCATATGACTGACCTTTTGCTACGAATGTAGAACATTCCATAATGGTCTCGGTGTCGTTGATCTTTAGCTTATCGTTCTCAATGATATCTTTAATACCGGAACAACCAAGACGCTTGACCTTACGAGTCATTTCAATACCGATACCGTTCGACTTCAATGCAGAAGTAACGTGCATATTTTCATATTCTAATTCGTGATATAATCCCTGTGTAACTAACACACCTTGGTCATTCGATTCTACAATAACATATGCTTGATTGTAAGAAGTTGCATACTTATAAATAATATCAGGGAAGAGTATTGGAGATATAGAGTTACATCGATAAACTGCCACCTGGTTAAAAGGTCTACACGTTACATCGATCACATTAAATGTAGAGTAATCCTGTCCTCTTCCCTTACTAACATCCACACAAACAATATATTCGTGACCTTCCTTGGCCTCTTCGTAGACAAGCATATCTCCGCCTTCTAGGATTCGAATAGGATCTATTGCTTTCATTTTCATAAGAGCTTCTGCACCAATTAATGTATCACCAGTACCGAAGAATGTATTACCAAATTCCTGGTCAAACTGAAGTTGTGACGTGTTATTAATTGTTTCACGCTTCCATTCTTCGTCACGTCCAGGAACGTCCCACCAGTCAACACGGAATGGTTTATACGCATTCGTACCTTGGATAGCACCTTGCCAGATCGTATAGAAGATGTTACCGATACCATTTGCCGTAGAGGTAATAATAACCTTCGTATCTTTACCAGATGAAACAACGGGATAGGTTGATGTATAGAACTCTGTTGCATTTTCAACGAATGCAAATTCGTCGAGATACAGCAAGTTAACCGATTGACCACGAATAGAGCTACCAGATGTAGCAGCAGCAAATACCTTAGAGTTATTACTAAACTCGATCGAACCTTTATTGAGTGCCTTTGTACCCGGCTGTAAAAAGAAAGGTAAGTTCTCCAACATCAGTGTGATACGTGAAAGCATTTCACGAGCTGTTGCACCTTTGTTTGCTAGGATAGCAATATTCTTTTCCGAATGAAAAATTGCATACCAAAGTAGGTACGCAACAGAGCTGATCGACTTACCAGACTGGCGACAAGCAAGAACAATAGAGAATCGATTATCGTTGAAGTGTTGGAACATCTTCTCCTGATAAGGATATAGCTTAAAGTTAACTAGACCTTTATCAAGCGAGATAATCTTACAGTAAGTGACAGCAAAATACGCAGGATCTTGCATGCACTTCATATATTCTTGGATTGTTTCTTCGGACCAACCCTGGATTACACCGTCACGTTTTACATTATTATTTCCTAAATAACCGTTTTTAGGATCTTTAGCATCACTTATCATTTCTAACCCATCCTGGGAATTTTTCACTATTTACTCTGTTATAAACTGTTTGTCTAGATATCCCATATTCTTCACAAATTTGTTTAAACCCGCTATAGTTTTTACCTTCTATAGTAAATGAAGAAATTTCTTGCCATGGTCTTACTTTTAAATTCCCCCAATATTCTCTATTTTTTTCAGAAATTATTTTTTTAGTTTCTTCTTCATGGGATTGACCAGACCAAATCTCATTACCTTTTTTACCATTATTTAAAGTAGCTTTTAACCACTCTCCGGATCTTTTTCCTGAAGCTGCCATTTTTCTAATTAACTGAGATCTTTCAATGTTTGTTATTTGTCGGGATAAAGATAGCCATGCAACTTTATCCTGCCATCTCCCATATTCTAGATATAACTGCCTATGCGCTTCAGCATGTTCTTCTACTGATAATTTTACCAAGTTGTTTTTATCGTCAGATCCGCCAGCGTGTCTAGGAATAATATGGTGCATATGATAAACTGTCATAGTAATCCCTTTTACTTTTATTTATACGTTTGGGATTCCTAAAGCTTATTCTTTATCATTCAACCTCGGTGTAATATCCACCACATTATTTTCTTTTGCTTGCTGTTGCAGCATACGTTGTAAGTCTGTAGTCGAGCCGACAAATAGATTGTTTGTGGTATTACCGCCAACAGCCGGCTTTTCTTCTTTCTTATTAAACTCTTTATGTTTCTTATTTAGATCCATAAGTTTATCGTTTACATCAGCAACGTTTTTAATTAGTCCTGATAATACTTCGAACGCACGTGGGTGCTCGCTCTCGCGTGCGACCTCAATCATATCCTCAAGAGCGTTACGACCTTTATTAATTAGGTCGAATAATGTATCTCTAGAATATTCATAGTCGTTTTTAAATCTATCTGAATCAGCCATATGTTCCATCGCTATCACCATCTTCATAACTGTAAATGTTTGTTGTAAATCCATAATCGCTATCAGGAGAAGCATTCAATGGATTCGGTTCTACTGTAATTCTAACTGATGGGGTAAAGTAAGCAAACGCGCCATCAGAGTCAATAGTGCTGTAATTCAATTGTCCGTCAGAGTCTTTCAGAGAATGTGTAGTGTACATATCTACAATAGACTTGCGAATAATAGCAGTCTCTGTAATCGGACCATAGAAATTCGCTGTCATTGTAAAATCTAACGTATACTGAATGATACGTCTATTGTCTAAAGCACCTTCATAAGCGTCTGAATAGGTAAGACCATTTAGAGTAATTGGAACATCTTCTTTGATATCGGTATAATCAGCAAATGGTTTGATCGTTAAGGTATACTGTGGCGCAAAGTAAGGAATGATTTGTTCTACAATCTGTAGTGCATCATCCTGGGTCTTAGCATATACATTCAGTTGGAATCCAATGATGTACGGTGTATAGGTGTAAATTTTATTACGGGTATTACCAGTGCCTTTGTTAAGATTGTTAACCTTTGATAGCTGACGCTGAGAATCGTATTGAAAAGAAATAATCTCAAATGACATACGCGGTAGTTTAATTGCTACCTTTGTATCATTCTGTAGATCTGGGTTCTCCCGAATACGATCTAAGAAGCTTGAACTCGGCGCATATGATAATGGTACACGGGCTTGGCTAATAACTTTATTTGTACTATCCTTACGCACAACATAGATATTATTAAAAAGCGAGCCGAAGAGAGCTACACTTTTACGGATTCTTTCATGGTAAAAATGGTTGCCTAACATTATTGTGGATCTCCAAACGGATTACTTTCACTGAAGTCTAAGAATCCTAAGTCTGTTTGAGTTGTGTCAAAGAAATCGTTCTTTTCGTTTTCTGCTAATTGATTGTTCTCGGTAACGGCTGTCACAGAGGCTACTGAATATCTAGCAAGAGGAATTGATCCATCTGAGTCTTGGTCAGTTGTACCAACAATTTTTCTACCAGTAACAAATGTGTGATAATTACCATCGTCTGCACCAGCATGGATAACGTGTAGGATCTTATCGGAATCTGACCAACCAGAAACCTCACCAGACATAACCACTCCATCCGCAAGGGTCTGGTTTACGGTCTCGCCAACTATATAACCAAACGATGCACTATCAAGGGTTAATTGATATTCATATGCATATCTACGCTCGATATCATCTATTACATCTACACCGGTGTCAAGATCTTCACCACCGTATTCAAACAGTTCACAACGTAGTTTATATGTGGGCAAGTTGCTCAGTTGGTAGAATGGTTGTTCGTGCTCTACGGCCATAATCTGGAACATAGAGTTTGATAACGGAAGATAGATTACATCACCTTCGAGTGGGCGAATACCCTGAATCTCATTATCATAACGAGAAACAGTTTGGTTCCAACGTCTACGGGATACGATAAATGTTGCTTGGTCACGAATCTCTACACCGAACTTAGTAAACAGATCACCTTCGCCGTCAAAGCCTTCGGTGTTCTCAATGTACATCTCTACTTTATAAGCAGAGTTAAATCTTGAAGGAACATCTTCACCAAGAATCTTATCTTCGTTTACTAAATCTCTCGGCAGATAATAGACGTCTTGACCATAGATCTTAAGAGATTCTATGATAATATCTTCGTATAGGTTTTGTTCCGATTTAACCTTTTGGTTAAAGTAGTGATTCGTTGCCATCTCTTATCCTACGAAGAAGTCTGCTGGCATCTCAAAGTCTAGACGGATCTTTTCTCTTAGCTTTTCAATTTCGTTTGTAGCATCATCGAAAAGTTGTCTACCGTTGAGGGTTACGCCACCAGGTAATTGCATTCCTTCAAACTTAATTAGGTTTGATCCCCACTGTTGTTTAATTAGCGCAGTGGTGTATTCTTTTAACCACATATCGTTCCATACCTTAGTATGTGCTGATGGGTTAACTGTCTTCCACGCTTCATATACGATATAATCGCCGGCTTGAACATCTTTATCATTGAAGTCGCCGTGGAGATATAAACGATCCATTTTACGAGAATATGTGGTCTGAGGTTCACCGTTTAATTTCATATCTAAAAGGGAAAGATATTGATTTAACTGTTCGTAATATGCAAGATCACCCGCAAAGTTCTGAAGATCAGCAATATCATTTAGCATCATTTGATACTTAATATCAAAGAAGTTAAACGATGTATTAAACGTTGATGAAATACGGAACAGTTTACTTACGTAAATTACATCAGTTGGAACAGTAACGTACTCATTCGATACATCACTGTCACCGACCAAATGAGAAATATAAGTTCTATAAGTCGCATCGGAGTGATACTCCTGCCAGTATTGTAAAGCTTCGTCGACACGATCCTCTAGCTGATCAATATCAACATTGATCTCAATAACCGGATCACCCAGTCTTCTTAAACAGTAATCAATAAGGCCTTGTCTGCTAGAAGGATTTGCCATGTCTTATTCCTATTTTATACTATTTATATTAGCTTAGGTGCTAATACCATTAATGGTTTTTAGTGCTGTACCAGCAGAATTGTAGATAGTTAACGAAGAACCTTGTGTAAGGTTACCATCATGCCACACCTTTCTCCATGTGTTCCATGATCCGCCTACCCCATCCCTGAAGTACAATTCACCCCATGTTGATGTATGCGCTGTACCACTTAACTGCCAAGCTGCATAGTTAGTTCCGTTCCAACCTTTTGTTGTTAGTACGCCGGACCAACCCGCACCGCCCTGACTATAAGAGAATATAGTCTTAGTAGAATTATCAAGCCAAGAGTCATTTGCGTTAGGCATATAGGTATTGGCCCCAGTAGTACCTGGCACTTGGGCAGAATATCTTACATCCCAAGACTTTATTCGAGTGACTTCACCATCAATATAACCAGTAACATCTAAATTACCCGAAATCGTGCCACCAGATGTCTTCAAAAGCGTACCGTCGTTGCCTTCATCCCAAACTTTATTGCCATTTCGTCTCAATTCAGAAGCGTTGTCGAAGTTCATAATAGCGTCGGTAGCGTCATCTATAGCGTAAAGGTGTACGTTGGTAGTTCCTCGGAAAAGCACGCCTTCACCTGGATCATTGATTTGAAGCTGATTAACCCCAGTAATGTTACCATTACTCATTGCAATGGTACTTGAACTAATTGTGCCTGTTATATTAATATTACCAGTCCCGGTAATATCGTTAGAATTTAAATCAAGATTTCCGCCTAACTGTGGGGTAGTATCTTCTACAACATTAGAGATAGCACTAGCGCCGCCAGTTGACCAACTAAATGAGCCATCCCCATCAGAGATAAGGAATTGACCTGCTGTACCATTACCTGAGACATTTAATTCATTAGCACCAACTGCATTCGCCGCGATCTGAGCATTAATAGAGGTAGTGCCAGAACCACTTAAATCACCAGATAAAGTAATTGTCTGGTTTCCAGTTAAATATGATCCTGCCGGTTGAATTCCTGCTTCAGCTAATGTATTATTAACCCAAGCGCTTCCATTCCATTTTAAAATTTCGCCAGACGTGTTACTTGTAATAGTAGTATTTGATAAACCGTCTAATGTGTGGTTATGAGAAGTCTGAGAGAAAGAACTTGCCTGAATACCATCCAATGTATCGGCATCAAGACCCGAACCTGAACCATCTACTGTTTTTATAAGTGTTAAGATTTCAGAAGCTGTTTGATCGCCAGTTGCTCCTGCTTCGATACCATCCAATTTTGCGCCGTCAGCAGAAACATCACGACCATCAAAGGTTTGTCCTGCTGCAAAAGTAATAGCACCGGTCATAGTACCACCAGCAAGTGGTAGTTTAGTACCAATACTGTTTGATACCGTAGTAGCAAAGTTAGGGTCGTCACCTAATGCTGCAGCAAGTTCATTAAGTGTATCCAGTGTACCAGGTGCTGCATCTACAAGATTGGATACCGCGGTGCTAACAAATGCTGTCGTAGCAATCTGGGTTGTATTAGTCCCAGCTATAGCAGTTGGTGCTGCTGGTGTTCCTGTAAATGTTGGGCTAGCCAATGAAGCATAATAACTTCCATGCTGACCATCTAGTAAATCAGCATCGAGACCGGAAGTAGCACCATCGACAGTCTTAATAGCTGTAAGAATCTCACTTGCGGTTTGATCCGCAGTAGCGCCTGTCTCGATGCCTGCAAGCTTGGAAGCTTCAGTGGATGTATATCCCTGATAACCAGTTGAATATGTAATAGCCAAAGTACCACTGGATGTAATAGGTGAACCGGATATAGAAAACCCAGTTGGAACAGTAGCAGCAATGGAAGTCACCGTACCGGTATTTGTTGTATAGCCATTAGGATTTGAAGCTGCATAGTAATATGACCCGTGCTGACCGTCTAATAAATCAGCATCAAGCCCGGAAGCAGCACCATCTACAGTTTTGATTGCAGTAAGGATTTCTGAAGCAGTCTGATCTGCTGTGGCTCCTGATTCAATACCTGCTAATTTAGAAGCTTCAGTCGACGTATATCCCTGATAACCTGCTGAATATGTGATAGCCAAAGTACCACTTGTAGTAATCGGGCTTCCTGATATTGCAAACCCAGTTGGAACAGTAGTTGCTACTGATGTAACTGTACCAGCATTTGTTGTATAACCAGCACCGTTTGTTAATTGGTTATTATTTGTTGGAATTGTCGGAGTATTAGTAAAGTTATTATAATCTAAGTAGTGCGAGGCAGCATGCCCGTCAAGTTTCACGGCACCAGTAGAATCTATGTGATTATGAACTTGGGATAAGTCAAAGGATCTTGAACTCATTTTCTATACCTTATGTTGTCGGGCTGTACATAGTTTTCAGAGCCGTACCAGTAGAATCGTAAATTGTTAAAGTCTGAACTGCTGCGAAATTTGAACTAGTAATTGATGCAATATTAAAAAGAGAAAACGCAATTACCTGAAGATCATCACCAGCTGATGCGCCACTGTTTAAAACGACGCTAGTACCATTACTAGCAGTATAATCGTCACCCGGTCTTAACACAACACCATTCAATGAAACAATTATGGCATTTACTGTATATGCTAATACTTCTGCATTGTCATCTGAACCAGTAAATGTAGTTTGCCCACTGGTTGCAGTATATTCGTATGTTTTTAATGTTTGGGTCGTATCTTCGAAAGATAAAGTGCCAGAGCCATTTGTTTTTAATACTTGACCATTTGTTCCATCGGATGTTGGAAGCGTGAAGTTATTAACAAAGGTTGTTAGGTTTGCATCGTACGCTTGAATAGTAGATCCAATCTTACTATCAATAAGATCCGAATCTACAAAATTCTTAATTACGTTTGAGGAATTTTTATAGTAAAGTCTACCATCAGCATAGTTGAGGGCAACTTCGCCGTATTCTAGATCACCAGTTCCTGGTGCATTACTAGATACTGAGGATTTTTTAAGTAGGACTTTTGCCATAGTAATTCCTTAAAAAAGGTTTTAGTTTAGAGTCTGGGATATAAAAATACCCCAGACTTTCAGTTATTTATAACTTAGAATGTGCCACCGTCGATCGTGGCAAGAACAACTGCACCAGAGGTAACCGTAAACTCATTTGCATCAAAACTTGCAACACCCTTGTTAGAAGAGCTAGCAAGCTCTGCTGCAAAAGTGATTGTACCAGCGCCATCGTCATATGTAATGTCGAGGCCTTCGCCTTCGGCAAAAGTGCTGCTAACAAGGTGATCTTCTAGTACTTCTTTCCAATCAACGCCAGCAAACTCGAGTGATGTAGAACCTGTCATATTCAGGGTCTTGTTCATCTCCCATTCGTCGTTTGCACCGTTGAATGTAAAGGTAGCTTTTGTGCCTGAATAAAGTGCACCCCCGATTGTAATACCAGCACCATCTGCTGCTGCAGCGTTACCAGCTGAATCGGCAAGAACCATATTCAGATCATTGATGGAAACTGTAGTCGAGTTAACTGTTGTCGTAGTACCTTGTACTGTAAGGCTACCACGGATAATAACGTCACCACCATCAGAATCGATTGGGTTCGGATCAAGATAAAGGATACCCGTCGAAGATGCAACAGTATTATCAAGGATTCTAATATTATCAACATCAATTTGAGTTAAGCCAGCAAGAGTTGTTGATGTAGCACCTAAAGCAATATTAGTAGAACCGATAGTTAAACTCGAGTTAGCGAGTTCAGCGTTAGCGACACCACCATTTTTAATCGTAACTAAACCAGATGAAACCGCAAAGTTATCTGAGCTAAATTGTGCAACACCTTTTGCTGAGGTAGAAGCATTATCACCAGCAACGGTAACAGTATTATCAGTTACTGTTGTAGTAATACCAGTGCCACCTGTAAAGGTTAGGGTATCTGAGGAAGTAACAGTATCTGTACCAGTGTCACCAGCAATAGCCAAATCTGTAGAGATTGCTGCAGTGCCTGCTGCTGTTAGGCGACCTTGCTGATCAACTGTAAAGGTTGGAATAGCAGTTGAAGAACCGTATGAACCTGGAGTAACTGCTGTATCATCCAGATCAATGGTGATAGTGTTATTGGTAACTGTAGTTGTAATACCAGTATCACCAGAGAATGTAACAGTCTGTTGACCGGCAACTGCATCAGGTGTACCACCATCTGCTGCTAAAGTGAAGATGGTTGAACCACCAGCAAACTGGTCATCAACATATTTCTTTGTAGCAGCATCTTGGTCAGCTGTTGGATCAACGACACTTGTAATTTTAGATGTAGCAACGTCTACTGTACCAGTACCATTCGGGCTAAGTGTTAAGTTACCGTTGGTATCTGTTGTGCTAATAGTGTTGCCGTTGATATCGATATTGTCGACTTTTAAGTTATCGATTTTACTCGATGCATCAACGATAATTGCACTGGAAGCTGTAAGCGTACCAGCGACATGGTCGAGCATATTGGTAAAATATTCACCGCCAACTACGACGATTGATGTTGCGTTACCTGAACCATCGTCACCCTTACCAAAGAACAGGCGATCGCCTGAATTGGCCTGGGTGCCTGTTCCCATTGCATAGGCTATCTCGGCCGTTTTTAGGGAGCCTGGTGCCGAGGTGCCCGTAGATCTTTTGATTCTAATTACGGCCATTAGAAGTTGCCTCCGTTAAATGTAGTATTTGTATTTGTTAATTCAACTTTGGATTCAAAGTTTTGTGTTCCATCATTATATACGAGTAGCGCCCCATCGGTCGCGCCTGTGATATCAATTCCTTGTAAACTTCCTAATTGAATATCCCCGGCGGCAACTCTTCGTACGATTCGAACCGGAGTCCCAACCGTAACTTTCTTAATGGTAGTTTGACTACCGGTAACAGCTGTACGGCTGACGCTGCTTTGACCTGTAGTAATTCTAATTGCCATTCTTACCTCGTGACCGACGGTGTTACTTCAAGATTTCCTTCCAATACTCTTTCAATAATAGTGTTTCCATCACTATCATTATAAGAGATCTCTACATCATAAACCCAACGGCCAGGCTTCATAGCATCTGTCTGGGTGTTGGTTAATTCTAAAATAAGTTTTCCGAGGGGTCTATTGACGGCCGTGAGGGTCGAAGTAAAGTTTACCGTATTATCACTATCTGCGTTATACGATCTTTTTGCCTTAGCTGCTGCACTGAAACCATTCAGATTTTTCACAGATCCATCTTTATCGAGTAGTTCTAACTCGATTGCTACATCAGCACCTTGGTCGATAGTGAATTCTTCGAATTGAGCCATAGTATCCTCTTGAATGTGTTACCATTATTTATAATACTTTTCATTTGAAGATATCGACTAATTCAGGATGAATGTCAAAAATATCAAAGCCTCTAACTTTATTCATAGACTCGGTATAAAGGAAAAATCCTTTTATTAACTGAGAACGTCTTGGTTCTGGTGTAGGTGTAATGTTCCAGAGATTCTTAGAGATGTTTTCAGTATTGTGTTCATATTGTTGCAACAATAGTTCCCTCATCTTATCTGTTTCGATCAGCGCTGGTGACAGATACACGGGTGATATCACTACATTATAGAAATTCTGCGTATAACCGTCGAACATCTCTTGGGTTTTTCTTAGATTAAAAATATTGTACAAAGAAATACACATATTAATGCTAACCCGTACGCCTAGTCTTTGTTGAAATTCTACGATGTTGAAATACGTATTCTCGAAATCACCCCCTCGGATCCAATCGTAGGTTTTTCCAATGCCATCCACGCTTGCGCCGATTATAAGATTTTTTAATCTTGAAAGAGGGTCAAACCATTCTTCAGGAATATGTTGGAAGTTACTTGTGATGATTACTTCGCACTCTGGGTTAGTCTCTGCAACCTTAGTTAAGATCTTTAGATTGTTCTTATCTGCAAACGGTTCACCGCCTTTAATATTCAAATAGCCGAGGGTAGGAATGACTCTTAAAATTTTCTCTATAGATTCATCAGACAGTGCAGAAGTTGAATGCTTAGCTTGTGACCAAGCTGGGAACTGACTTTCTATCTTTTTCCATTTGGTGCTAAAATAGCTACTACACATAGCACAGGTTTGGTTACAAACATTACTCGTTGTAACTTCAAGATATCGGATATTCAGATCTTCACTTGGTGTATATCGATCGTAGTTGTAGATCTCATCCATCGCACCTTTCTTAACCGATGCGGAACATCTCCAGCATTCTTTGATACCATCAATACCATCGCTTGACATTTTGTTTCGAAGCTGTTCATATTGCTTATCCCGAAAGAATTCGGTAAGATCTTCAACGTCAGTGATTCTAGTATTAAACTGTCGTCTATCCCCTGTGTTACAGCACATTGTGATCAGGCCGCCTGGGTCGATAGTTAATCCAACAAAAGGTGCTTTACATAACATTGGGGGGTTTACAATCCTATTTTTTACGGTATAATATAATAGGCTTATTCGGAAGGGGTTGATACATAACTATCCAAGAGCCAATTCTTAATCTGGTTATGTACTAAGTGCTCTGCCACATGGAGGTTATTCTTTTTTCCTCTAATCGGATTACGTTTATATTTCTCTAGTCTCTCGGAAAGACCTTCGTAGATCTCTTTCAGTTGATCACTTGGAAGATTCCAGATAGCCCATTCTTTCGGATATAGAATAGTGTTGTACCAGAGATTAACACCATGACGATCGGCAAACTCTACGAAGTCAATCATCTCAAACCAATTATTACGCATGGGGTTAACCATTACCGATAGTTCTTTTTCATCGCCACAATACTGCTTATAGATTTCAAAGTTCTTAAACACGTCGTCAAGGTTACCGTTAATACGTATTTCCGAATATCTTTGGTGATCGAGACTATCTATGCTGACATTAATATGTACGTTATTCTGCGTAAGGATTTTCTTTGCTCTCTTATGATACACCGTACCGTTCGTAGCCATATTGATCTTTAAGTCAGGATTTACCTCTGCAACCATATCGCAGATATCGAGAACAATCTTCTGCGCAAATGGTTCGCCGCCGTTGAATCTCATTTCTTTTAAATGAGGAACAAACTCTTTTAGTTCTTCTACGAACTTATCGGTGTATACTTGAGGCAGTGGGGGTAAGCCTTCCCTATTCTTACGAATACCTGAGCTTAATTCACCGGAACACATTACACATTCCAGATTACACTGGTTGCTTAATTCTAGTTCCATAAGGGAAGGATATTGATTTACCGGATATTCTTGATAAGCTTTAGCAAGTGGCCAGACTTCATTCTCGATCTCAGTCTCACACTCTTTACACCTTCCGATAAACTGACACTTCTTAAGTGCATCACGATACATCTGAAACTTGTCGCCGAACCAGATATCCTTGATCGATCTTTCTTCTGACCACTGATCACACATACCAGGCAGTTTCCAGCAAGGACTGACTTTACCTCTTACCGTAAAATACATATTGTTAAAAGGAGCATTACAGGGTGTGTCCACCCCATAAAGCGTTTTTACTTTATTCATTATACATTACCAATGCTGCCCATTCTGGAAATACCTCGGCGAAGCTTTCATTTCGAATCTTATCAAGGTGACGGATTTGATCGTGGAATTTAGCGGTAAGATCCTCGTCATCACTTCTTATATATTTAATAATATTCTGATATTCTTTACGGTCCTTATACTTCTCTTCAATCTCGTCCTTGATCAAGGGATGTAGCTTTCTAGGAGAAAGATATGCTGGCTCATATACGAATCCATAACTCACAAATGGAGTTAGCTTCCTGAATTCTTCCATTGCTTCATCAACATACCAAACATTGTAGTTATTAACGGTACAATAGATCTCGATCTTTACCCCAGGGAGTTTCTCTTTTGCTTTAATAATATTCTTTCTGATAAGCTCCCAGTTAGCACCGGATCTATGATAATACAACCGATCACCAATGTCATCCACACTGAATGCGACACTTACCCCTCGATATTGTTTTAGCATATTAACAATATCATCCCCCATAAACATACCATTTGTGTTAAAGTGTAGATCGATCTTTGATGCATAACCTAGCTCGATCATTAAACGAAGCATATCTTTATTCTCTTTACCCATAAATGGTTCGCCGCCGGTAAAGGTAATCCTATCGATATGTGGCAACCACTTTAAAAAGATCTCTTCGTCATCTGTCTCCAGGAACTTATTCTTATGCCAATAGTCGTCTGGTCTAAACTCGGGATTATGTTTTTCTTCCTCTTTTTGGATCAAGCTGGAAGTCATTGGACTACACATACGGCATTTTAGATTGCAGACATTAGACAGCTTCAGATCCAAGTAGAAGGGTGATTCGGATACGGTAGATGTAAAATCATATCTTTCAACTTGTTCTGGATAAAGATCGTACAGATATGAATTCAATACTCTTCTGTAACTGAAAAGACCTGCTTTTTCTTCATTCCAGCATTGACGACACTCAATCGGCTTTTTACCGTCGATGAAAGCCTGTCTGAGTCTCTGCATCTCAGGACCATTCCAGGATTCGGCCAAACGCTGACTTCTCATATCAGTCAGTTTATAATCTGTTTGCAGATCGCTTTGTTCGTATTTACAACAAGGCCGAATAGTTCCATCTATGTTCTGAGAGATAGAAGTCCATGGGGCTGTACAAAAGGTATTATTTTTATCCATTTTTATCACACATCATTACGCAAATCCTATGCGGGTTATTACCAGTCCATGAGTTAGGTAAGGTTTTAGTAAACCACTCATGATTTAATATATCATCCAGAGAGTGATTATTGATATTTAGCTCATCTTCATGCTTCCAGTATTCTTGCATTACCGGATTGACGATATCATCAACACCACGCGCAATCAGATCAGGGTCGTTCCATTTGCCATTCTGTTTAAATTTAAAACCTTGATTTGCAAGATAACAGCAAGGCCAAACCTGACCATCCGGGTTTACGAGAAACTTATTCTCTTTTGCCCATATACATTCTATACACGCCATCAGAAATTCCTATCCTTATGCGATTTTTCATTACTCGTATCTTTATTGTAGATCATTTGGTTGCCACGTTCTTCCCACCACTTATGATCTCTATGTGGCGCTGGAAGTACGAATCTCGGATCATCAATACCTAACGAGGTTTCTTCTAACTGAAACTGTTTACCGTCTTCATCAGTATATTCTTCAATAGGATCTTTGTTAAATCTATTTGATGGCTGTACAAGATGGTCAGTCATACCAAGTTCGTTGTAACACATATCCAATATATCTTCAATATAATCTTCATTATGCTTAAATACAATTACATGGGCAAATGCATTCCCACCCGCTGCAGTAAATGACTGAATATTTAATTTGAGTTTCTCGAAGTCTACCTTACGTCGATAGTGTGAATGCATCTCTTGGTTAATACCTTCAACGTCGAAGATTACTTGCATTCGATCTCTACCGATTAATCCTAACTCCCACCAGAAGTCGTCGTCTCGGAATCCACCATTTGTATTCAATTGAATCCAACAATCACTATTATCGATAATATACTTACAGATCTCGAATATATCTTTGGTCATAATGGGATCCCCCCATGTACCACAGATCTCGAATCTTTCAATCATATTCATAACTTTAGGTGGATAAGCATTCTTGAATTGCTTAAGATCCCATCTGATCAATGGAAGCCAGCCAACCTTACCTAATCCGTTCGGATCTGTTCTATGACACTGTGGACAACCTGCATTACAATATGTACTAAGGTCAATCCAAGCAACTAGCTTTTCTTTTAAATCATAAATGCTCATGAGAAATTCTTATAGTTTTTCCATTCGTGAGGTTTATTCGTACTGCGGGTAAAGTGTACAATCTTTATATCTTCATGGAAGTCGTTACCGTCCCACAAACGATTGCCCGTGATTTCGAAATATTTATCCTCGATATTTTTAGTGCTAGAACGGCTATCGCTGATCCATCGGGTAAACCAAGCATCTGGCATAAGCTTTAGATCCATACCATACAAGCTATCTTGGACAAACATAAACTCACCATTTACTGGTCCAATAGTTAAACCAGCTTTGATATAATAGTTTGTATAGTATGGAATATCACTCATAAATTTTTCGTAGATGTGCTTTGTTCTACTAGGCCAGAACTTATAGAAACCGCCGCTCATCTTAAATGGCGTACCGTTAAAGTTCCACCAGTATGGAATAGAAACAAATTCGTTCTTTGCACATGGATAGTTAATTACTTCGTGGTAATCGTGAATAAGAAGCTTATCGATATCCATTACAATTACAGGTTCATCGATATCCATATTGAATACCTGTAGCTTATTCCATTGAAGTGGAACCCACTTATGAAAAGGTTCACGAATCCAATGGACGTCGTGACCTTCTAACTTACTATTGATATAATCTTCATATTCAGGACCGTACTTAGTTCCGATCCTTACACAGAATACTTTCAAAGGAACCATTCCATCTTTTTGTTGATACAGTGATACATCTTTGCATTCTTATCGCATGCATTCCTATTTCTTTTTTTCTCGTCTACGATATAATGCCAATCGCCGTTTAAGTATTCAATGGCGATATCTTTTGAATGGACCAAATAAGAAAATAAAGTTTCATTATCGTAACCAAATACACGGCGGATGTTATATGGATACATCGAGTCTTCATCTTTTTTAAGCTCAGTCATAAGATCTAGATTCTCTCTGAAGTTATCGAAGTAACCTAGATTTTTAACAACATCTGCAGATGCAACCATAATGCCGGTATTGAACACATCATTGTCAGGTTCGTGACCTTCTTCTAAAAGCATTGCATGTGCATTCCAATACTTCGTAGACGGATTACGAATACACGTATTATAATTCTTCGGGTCTACTTTCTTGCCCCACTCAGCAAGGGCATTAGAATGCGCGCAACCAAACTTATTATTAATATCATGAGCTTCGAATATATCGTCAGTTGTATTTGGAATTACGTCAAAGTCGAGGTAACAAATAGCATCGTAGCTATCTGCTAACTTCCTCATTGTCCAATGCTTATAGAAGTTTACGATATCGTAATGGGAAACTTCCGGGTAATCAGACTCGAACATCTCTACAAACTCTTGGTATTTTAAATCCCACTTATAGAGTTTGTAATCTGCACCAATTGCTTCTGCGTACTCTTTATGCCTTGCAACGATCGCATCTTGATTCTGTAACAATGCTATCTTAGTCTTAAGACTTTTATCAGTTTTAATCTGAACACCATTTTCAAACCAGCCAGGATTATCTAACTTATCATCTGGGATGTTAACAAAAATGCTGTAGACTATCTTTTTCATTTTCCAATTACCATATGTCTATTAAAGTCGCCAAGATCAAGTGTTCCGGTATAAGCAATATATTCTAATCCCAGTGAATCGGCAAACGTCTTTGCACCAGGCCAACAATTAATATGTGCATCGAGTAGTGTGTAATCATTTGTTTGAAAACAGATCCAAGTATCAGCTGGTTTTCTTTTAATGATATTAACAAGATCTTCTTGTTCCATATGTTCGCAACTTGTGTTAATGATTGCTGTATATGGCGAGTAATCTATTTCACTATTTACATCTAATGTTTCGAACGCAATATCTTGATCGTAAAATAACTTATAGCCATAGTAATCACACATCGGATCCATATCACTTGAGGTAATATTCATACTAGGGTTTGGCCATAGCTTTCTAAGTTGATATGCCATCATACCATACCAACCACCAACAACTAGAATATTACCATCCTGGTGGTTATAGTGCTTATAGAATTCTTTAGCTAACCACTCTTTACCTTCCCAGTGGTTCTTATCTACGGAATGTACAATATCTTTAATACGATAGAGGTCGTCAACCCCATACATCGACTCATTATAGATTTCTTCCGAAAGCTTAAGGGATCTATATAAGATCGTCGATTCCAACGTCAATCTCCTCAAATGTTAAAACGCAAGCCTCATAGTCTACTTCACGCTGGTATTTCCACGATTGGATATATTTCTTCTCGAAGACGAAATATTTTAAATCTTCATGTACGATGTACCGATCAATACCTACGTATTTACGCATAAAGTAATCACGGAATCCGCTGTTAAAATGATTCCATAATTCTTGCATATGAGGAAGAGAAGCATCCCACGTCATTACTGAACTATTAATGCGTACATCATAGTTAGCTAGTCGATCGTATACCTTTGCGTACTTCCAGTGTGAATGCACAAGAGTAAGCTGTTCCCAATCTCTTGGGTCTTCATGTATGAGGGGATCTTTTAGGATTTTTACATCAAGGTCGAAATAGTAAGTCTTGCCTTCTAATCCCATAGCAGGATCAAATAAACGTAACTTATTCCAAACACCTTTTAACGTAGGACGACCAAGAGGAAGAATGATATTAACTTCTGGTATGATTCCCTCTGGGTCATCGGTGTAACAGAAGAACTTAAATTCTGCTTTTGTTAATCTTTTAATATCATTATAAAGCTTGTTTACGAAGTCGGCACTATACTTAGTGCCAAACTTCACGCAAATCACATTATACATTAAGAAGCTCCTTTGGCCTCTCCGTAGAATTTAAGTAGTTCGAAAAGTGTTTTAGATTTACGGATCGAAAGCTTTAAAGCTTTATCTTTTGACTTACCAATTAGTGGATCTTCCAATATACCCACTTTAAAGTTAAACACGAAATCATTGTCTTCGTTTCTTTTAGTCAAGTAATTGAAAATGTCTTTCGGAGACATATCTTCAATTCCTAAAGTTCGATTGCTTAAAAATTCACTCTGATATTTTGAAGCCAGATCACTTTTCATCGTGTCTTTATAATTATCTACTTCTTCATAGGCCTTTTTAGTTCTATCGTCTTGATATCTGTCAATCTCTTCATAGGCCTTTTTAATCTTTTCGGCTTCTAATTCCCAGAGTTCGTTTACTTTTTGGATAACAGCATCATTAAAAACTTTAGCGGCTAAATTAACTTCTTCCTGGGAGTTCTTTTCTATTTCTTCTAAAGTAATTTCTTTTAGAAGATCATTGAAGTCGTCAGAAGTAAAATCGACTTCCATTTGATATGGAACTAGTTTTCCGGTTTCTTCATACAAAATCTCGATGATCATGTTGTTTGGATAATCAAGAAACTTTGCCGTAACTACCTTATCACTAAAAATAGCCATTATATTTCATCCTCTAGAATAATAAAATTAAGTTTGAGTGATCCTCAGATAATATGTTGAGATCGTAGTAGGAGACGCATTATAGTCTGGGGTTTCCTGTGCACGATAATCGTTGGTATTTACCTGGTAAGTTAGATACTTAGAACCAGTCAGACGAGTATCAAGCATGGCTGTACCACGGTTATTACCTGTGCCGTTAATACTATAACGAATACGAGTTCCAGTTACAGCACTAGCAGCATGACGAATATTTGTTTGCAAAGCTGTTTGGAATGTCGCTTTTGCTATTTGACGAAGATTAGTTCCGCTTTTAAGATAACATATCGGTAATTCAAAAGCTGCCTCAGCTGCACCATTAACTCTATAAAGATAATAATTCGTAATTGTCGTAGGCTGGTCTCGTGTTTCCAGCAATCCTGCAGCGGTATAAGCAGCAGCATCTGCTCGGGTATCGGTATAAACTGGGGTTGCTGATACTCGTGTAGCTCCACTAACCGAAGTTGCAGATGATATAAAGTATGTTCCAGCTTGTGCGGTAGTAGTCGAGCTAGTAGTCATTGTATCAATAGCTGGCTTAATGAAAGTATCTAGAAAGTCAGTTTGAGTCATTTCTCTTAGGTCACTACCATCAAAATATAGCGGATAAGAATATGTAGCATCAGACCAATACGATGTAGATGCTGCAGTTTCATCAATCTTATCATAAGAAACGGATACGTTTGAAACGTTCTGTAATTCTGCTGTGGTAGCAAATCTGTCCACTCTTGTTTGTCCGGTACCAGCTTGTTGTCTAGTATCAGTCATACCAGTAAGACTTCCACCTGAAGCGACCACCGATAGAGTAACCGCCGGATTTGCAGCATATTGACGAATCGCTTCGGTCCGAAGATCAGCAATCTCACCCGAAGACATTTCTTTTAAATCACTACCAGCTAATTTTAAAGGTGTTCTAACTGCCATTATAAACTCCCAGCAGCATAAAGCGTTCTTAAAGCTGTTCCTGCGCTATCATATATTATAAATGTTTCTACTGATTTTAGTGCTACACTGCCGCTAGTGATAGCAATACCATTACCCGCACTAAAGTGTGCTCTTACTTCAGATGCACTTGGACCTGTGTATGTAATAACACCTGAGGTTGAATTGTATGAAAGCGATCCATCACCACCAGCATCTGTTACAGAGATTTTACTACGAATCGTAGCATCTGAAATACTAAATTGACCTGATGCATATGTTGTATTAGTACCGGCACTGAAATGTGCTCTAACTTCCGTTGCACTTGGGCCTGTATACGTAATAACACCGCTTGTAGAATTATATGTTAATGAACCGTCGCCGCCAGCATCTGTTACTGAGATATGAGCTCTTGCTTCAGTTGCTGAAGGACCGGTGTAAGTGATTACGCCAGTTGACGAATTATATGTTAATGAACCGTCGCCGCCAGCATCTGTTACAGAAATTTTACTTCTAAAATCGGTATCGCTATCAATTAGATTATAGATTGCAGTAAGGATATTGACAACATCACTCTCACCGGCAATATCTAAATCAGTTACCGAACCTACCCCAGCAGAAAGTTCATTAAATTTAGATACTAATTGAACGAAGGTATCTGTTACATTAATTGTTACTTGCGCCATTTTAGCTCTTCTCTATTAGCTGCGTGAGGAGGCTCTTAATTTCACTCATATCATTTTCTAATTTATCCAGCCTCGCCTTTTCTTTTAGCTTAGCTGCTCTTAAGATTTGCCTCTTTTCCTTTTCATCACTATTTATACTAATTATGGCGCCAGATACTTTATCACGTACTAGATCTTTATGTCCTTCAACCGGAATATATCTATCACTCATTTCTTATCCATTAAAATGCTTGATCTGCACCAAGTGCAATTGTTCTTAAGTCTGTAATTCTTGGGATCTTTGCTGAGTTAGTAGAAGTCATTACGACTTTAATTTGATATTGGTTAAACTCTGGAAGTGTATTTGCAAATGTTCCACCGATAGTGTATCTATATTCGCTATATTCTTCTGGATCAACGTTAGCTGCAGGCTCTACCCCAACAGTTGCTTTCGTAAATGGCTTTTTAAGAATATCGGAATCAGTTCCTTCGAGGGTTGTTCTATAATATAGATCGATGTCTGCTTCTTCTGGTCGATTGGCGCCTAAAATAACCACAATACCTGAAGCTGACTGAGCAAGTGTAACCGGCTTAGTGATATGTTTAGCTAGTGCTGAACCGCCTTCAGCTGCAGTCTCTGGGACAAAGTTTAATGGAACGTTAAACCCAGTAGTTGCAGCAGAATCAGGATTATCAATCCAGTTTTGCATCATTAACAAGTGCGCTCTTTGTGTATCAATATATGGTGCAACTCTCGTGCTACCATCAGGTCTACGCATTACAGCACGGATGATACCTGATTCATCATAACCCGAAAGATGTAATGATTCATTAGAATCGGTTGCAATAACGTGAGGGGCATCAAGTGGTCTGTCGACATTATTTCTTAATTTGATATTTGTAGTTCTGGCATATGGTGTCTGAGTACCGGCATATGCTTTACTTGTGGTAAAATCGCCTTCATAATTAACTAAGGTTGCACCTGGTTTATAATCTTGTACCTGTAGCTGAACAGTATCGAATTTAATCTGTTTAGTAACCGAAATATCAGATCCACCGAAGAACAAATCACTGTCAAATGCACTATCGGCATAGAAAGTATATCCATGACCATCAATTCTACGAATTGTTCTAGATCCTAAAATACTTTTAGCAAGAACGCCGTTATACACCTGATCGGAATCAAGACCACTGATATTGACTTTATCATTTACAATAAAGCCATGCTTTGCGTGGGAAACGAATACTTCAGCACTATCAGCATATGCAAAGAGAGGATTTGCTGATAAATTTTCTCTTGGAGGTTGTGCAGTTCTAAAGACCGCAGTTGTACTAGAAGCAGTATTAAATAATGCTCTATAAATTGTATATTTTAAATCTTCATTAGAAGAAGGCGAATAGATCAATCCTTCCTGAGCTTGGTAAAGAGCACCTTTTTCTGGATTTTTCGTAACACGAGATTCAGTAGTTCCGAGATTAAAGTCACCCGCTTTTGCTGACCATAAGAAATATTCGTTTCTTGCAGGGGATTTAATACAGAATGCATACGGACGATTACCTTCTAAATAGATTGGTTCGTCAAATTCGAAAACTGTTTCTACGCTTGCATCAGCCGAAGCTTTTCCACTCATTTGTGATGCGGTTTTAGTAACCACCGAATCAGGAATAATTTCAATTGAGTTTGGCGCGCCTTGTTCAGCGTTTCTTAATTCTAAAGTCACAGGTGCCGTTGCAGACACCTGGGAGAAGTATAAACCTATTTTTGTTATGTAAATACCATCTGCTTCTTCTACGTAAAAAGTTTGTGCTAATGGATCAATACGACCTAATGACATTTTATACTTCCTTAACTTTAGAGGTTATTGATTTACCGATTGCTCTTGAAATTGGGTGACCGATGATCATAAGAGCCTTACCAATCATATTTGACTTATATTCTTCAGGCTTCATGATATGTGCCATCTCTTGCGCCCATGCTTTTGCCAGCGGAGCTACAATGCTAAGAGCGATCTTAGATCCGATAGTGTTACCTTTTATATATTCAGCAACTGGTGTTGCCCATAGACGATAGCCATCACCAAGCTCTGGATCTTTTAGGTTAACCATTTGACCAAACTGGGAATCCAGATTGTAGATATCTTCTGGAAGCATACCCATTTCATATAGTGCAGTACAGATAACTTTACCACCACCTTTGTTATGCACAAGCATACCATTAGCGATATAGGTACGAGCTTTACCCTCGAGGATGAAGTTATAAACCTGCTGGTTTGCCGCATCATGTTCTTCGATCGATTCAATAACAAAATGGCTTCCATCTGCTTTTACGATCTTATCACCAACTTTCAAGTTATCGATCATCAGTTTAGCCATTGAGCTGTTTTCTTCAATGGTCTTTTTGATATCAATAGCTTTCCAGCCTTCAGTTGTCATGAATGGGTGTTCAGCAGTAACGAATGCTTTACCACCATTGAAGCCATAGAGTTTACGAAGTCCTAACATAGGACGATCGAAGGCGAACACTTTACTTAGTTTACCATCTTGACCCATAAGTTCATCGCCGATCTGTACTTCTTCGATAACCTTAATTGAGCCATCTGCCATAGTAATTTCAGTGCCTGCTACGAAGCAAGATCCGTCACCACCTGTGTTACCGCAGCCGCCTGTCGATCCATTGCCATTGGCACACTTATTGTGTACGAGAATGTTTTCGGCGTAGTAGGTGTTGTTGCCGTTAAGTAATAAGTTATAAAGCTGCGTATCTTCAGGTAATTCTACAACTTCGAATTTTTCAAGTTTTTCTGTACCGCTCGGCGTGATAAGCGTATGACCAATTGAAAGGTCTTGAATATCTTTCAATTCTTCCTTTACAATATCATCATAGGTATGCCATTCCCATTTCTTCAGTAGTTCAACGTTAATTGCTGCCCAGCCGCCTTCAATTTTAACCGGGTGTTCTTCTGACATAAATGGTTTTCTACCGTTGAAACCGTATACTTTTCTAAAGCCAAGTTTAGGTGTTTCAATACCGATAACCGTGTTACCGTGATACTCGCCACAGTCTTTACATTTACTACCCATAACAATGTCACCAATCTCAATTTCAGATATTGGTTTTAATTTACCATCTGACATAGTGACCATTGTCTCTGCAGTAAAGCAGCTATATTCATATGAAGGCTGAGGTGGTAGGTCGGGGTGATCTCTTCCATTTACTGGGGTAGGGAGAATCTGCACAGGCTGAGTAATCACCGGGGCTGGGGTCGGCGGAGTAATATCAATTAGTGTTCTATTCATTACTTCTGGCGCAAGAGGTGTGGTTTCAGTAGCTGTCTGAACTACTCTCGTCGAAAGAATCTCATCCTGAAGTTCTCTTAAGATACCAGTGCTTTCAAAGGTTGCAGTGGCATATGATAGACCTGCAGTAACATCCATCACTGAAACGTCATTCAGCTTGAATTCAATTTTTCCGCTAGAGATTTTAAACTGATCGTTATTAGGGATTAAGAAATAACCCGATACAGTTCCATCGCCATCAGTAACAATAGTAGTTTTTCCGCCAAGTTTTGCCGGGAATTCATAAGTTGTAGCAAATTCAGTACCAGCATCGAGATAAGGGGAATTTCTATCTAAAGTTCCGAAGAAATTAAACCCGCTTGGGCCACCCACCGTATTCACATAATCATCAATTCTAATGTCATTTAAGAATGGGAAGTACTGGGTATTCGGTCTCAATCCAGTTGCTTTAAACGATACGAATTTGGATCTAGCATAAGGTATAGAACTTTGATCTCTTACGAAAGTTCCTAAATTTTCTCTCCTAGTACCAACAGCAACAATTTTTTGAGTTTTTCTACTTCTTTTCTTATATGTTGTAACTGTTTTAGTATTTCCGGAAGTTGAAGATTTTTTATATGTATCACCATATACTTCTGATTCGGAAATAACATCACCGATTTTCGGGCCGAATGGCGAAGCTTCGTCTTCTGATAAAATACCGGACCAATTAGTGTTATGGCTGTTTGGATCTTTTTCCAAATCAGCATTAATGTATTCTTTGGTATTTGGAATAATCTTCTTAGGTAATGTTTTAGTATCAATCCAGTTATCAGAAGATGGTGATAGTTTAATATCGCCACCGATTCTTTGAACCTCAAACGGATTAACTGTAACAGATCTTGAAGCAGTGGATTGTTGTTTATAAACAGTATTCTTGAACTTTTGGTATATGTTATCGCCTTTTCTGATAGTATCAGTAGAAAGGTCTGAATCGTATACTAATTCAATGGTTTGTCTATTAACCAGCGGTCTAACTTCACCACGGATCATATCAACAGATGCTCTATAATCTGGTAAGCTCATATCAGAGAATGAGTGATCATTAAATGGATCAGCAGTAATACCAGATTTGAATCTAGATAAACCATCACTGTCTAGGATGTCAACAGATTTCGCATCCACTTCTAATAATGTAAGTGAAGTTAATTCCTCAAGATCGGTAAGTCTTTTATCAAGAACACCGATATCTCTCATTGTATAACGACGGTTGTCGATATACTGAATGCTATAATCGTCTTCATTTACCATATATGGATACCAAGTCCATTTGGCAATTTCCATTACTTGACCGGTAGTTTCACCTGGTACTGAAGGATACACTGGTTCGGTAGAGGGATCTCCTAGGAAGTTACCCCACCAACCTTCTCTTGAAATAACTGTTCTACCTCTTAGACCAAGATAGAATTCTTCATCATAATTAATTGGCTCGTTGTTTCTCGGAAGAGGAATACGAACAGAACCAGTAGAAGTGAAGTTAGTCCCAGCATCACTTTTTCTTGATCTAAAATCAAGAACATCTCTTAAGTTGAATGATTCGCCGTTGGCTTGTCTATAGTCTGGAATATCTTTATAATCGACTTGACCTGAATAAGATTGAGCGCAGAAGAAGTCCCCTGAGGCGCCGTGTACAAAATAATCAAAGTCGACGTAAACATCACCAGCTGGAGCAGTCTGACCATCTTTTAAGATAAGTTTACCTGGGCCATAGAAGTTATCTCTTTGACCATCATCGAGAGTATATTTGTGAGTAATTACGTTGCCGGTTGAAGAACCTGCACGGATCTCATTAATTCTATAGATATCAGCTTTACCAAGCTTTACATCATTATTGCTTTCAGGTGTAATAGTGGATGTAACGTTAGTTAAGGTTTTTAATTTTACACCAGTTGAACTTGACGTAGATTTAGTCTGATATGTTAAGAATGTATAGCTAGCTGGAGACGGATCCAAGCCTGTGATATCAGCTGTTGCCCCATTATTAGTAATACCCCAGCCTGATGCAATCGAGCCATCTGATTCTTTTACTACGATCCAAAGAGCAGTATCTGAGAAAACGTGACCAGCCGCTGCAGCAATTGTTACATTGCCGGAACCATCAGTTCCCTGTCCAGTAGTTTTCTTTTGAACAGTTAATTCGATATTAGAGAAAGTTTTTGGTCTTAGATATGGCAGTGTAAAGAATAGGTTATTTTCTTCTTTATTTTCAATCTCTGCAACACCTGAAGAACCGATTACTATATCTGCGTTCCATTGTCCGCTTGAATATGTCGTGCCAGTACCAATGCTTCTAACAGAACCAAAGTTCTGCCCGACATTCATATTAATATCAAACAGATAGATTCTATAATTTGAGCTACCAGTTAATGGTTCGATATGACGAACACGGGCAGTACCAATAGTAGAACCACCATATGTTGCTGCAGATCTTAAATTAGCAGTTGCAAAAGTATCAATAGCTGGCGCACCCGCTAAACTGGATACGTCAATATAATTACCATAGACTGCAAATGAATTTTGATCCGTTTTAGTTTCGGTGGTTCTCGGCTTATCTTCGATGATTCTTGTAGCATTTCTAATGTGAATTCTTTCACCATGGATATAGGCTTTACCATCACTAATTTCTACGACGATTTTATCATCATTACCAGCAAGAGTCCCAAAATTCAGGGTAAAGTTGCGGGTTGCATAGTTTCCAGCTTGTTCGTAATTATAGGTATTAAATACCTGTTTGATAGTTCCTAGACTTTTTTGAACTTCATTGGCATCTTTAGATATTTTACCTTCAACGACTTCACCTAATTTAATATAATACTGATTTGCTAATACATCAGTACCTTTAGTAAAGGAAAGAGAGATTTTATAACGGTCAGCGCCAGGCGATGCTCTATTTAAGTTAACACCAGAGTTATCATAAAGATTCTCATTGTCAGTTGCAGTGATAATAGATTCCGATACAATAAACCCGATAGAATCTGTTGGGTAGGTGTCGTATTTGTCTAATACCACATCCTGAGAAGCCGAGAAAACAAAGTGTCCGTTGATAAAGAATTTACCAGAATTAACAAATGCAATACAACCATATCCAATAGCTGGATTTGCAGTAGTATTTGTAGTTTGAATTGTCAGTGTTGTTCCTGAAGTTTCGCCAATTAAATTTCTTCCTGGAGTAGCTCTAATAGAAGTTGATCCACCGGATATGTTATTGTTGTCGATATATGTGACGTAAATGGTTGCAGGATCACCGGATGCTGCTGGTAAAACTTTATAAACTCTTAAGCGAATCCCGCTTACGGATTCTTCAAAAACTTCGCCTTCTAAACTTTCATAGTCTGTAGGAAGAGCATTTACTGTAGTATCTAGTTTGATAAAGTCAGCTTTGTTATCTACACGGATTTCACCACCAAGAGCAGCAGCGCCTTCCCTAAAAGTTTTTTGGCTACTAGTTCTTTGATCCTGATTAAGAATAGTTTGAAGCTGGTTTAATTCGCGCTGCTGAAGAGCACGTCCACTGTTAAACAAGATCTGATAATAGTTGTCACTGTCTCTATAATCGTCTCTATAGACATTTTTAAAAGTATTCTGAATTACGGTATCAGCCATATTTTTCTTTCCTAATTACATCTGTAAGACGATTTTAATGTCTTCTGTTTGGCTTGAGGCTCTTACCACCGCTGCCCTATTTTCAATATAAAGTAATTCACCAGTGAATGGATCTGCAACTGGTTCTAGTATATATGATGCGGAATCAGCCACCAAAGTGCCGGTGCCAGAAGCGTCGTCCTCAACACCTTCACCGACTGACCATTGGGCGAATCCAGTTGTTTCATTCTGGTGATAATAGATTAAGTCAGAATCTAATTTATCGATGATTGCATTAGCGCCACTGGTTAATCCGGTAAGAGTTGCGCCAACTGTGAATCCTGATGTTGCTGCTGCCCCGCCTTGAAGCTTCAATGCATATAGCATATTCAAGGTTGTTCCAGTATAACGATCTGCCGAATCGAACAGAAGAGGATTCTTAAGTAAACCAATCTGACGGAAATCATTATCAATCAACCATTCGCCGCCTTCAGTACCACTAGGCTGAATGTCAACCATAACTGCGCGAGCTCTTAGGTCATCTCTTGGATCAGCGCCAAATCCAGCTTTCGGAGAAAGATTTGGTCTAGCTGATGCACCGGTACCTCCACCACCGGTGAATGAAACACTTGCCTTTGTATATCCGCTACCACCATAGAATACGTCAGCGCTGTCAATAATTTCAACTTTAACAACGGATCCACCGGAGACAGTAGCACGGGCTTGCGCACTAGTTCCGTCCCCTACGATAGTTACTGTTGGGGCAGATGTATATCCTGTACCACCGCTGATCAAAGTGATATTGTTAATTTGTCCAGCAATTGCAGCATTCTGAATGCCATATTGTTCAATGTCGGAAGCTAGATCACCAACACCAGCGGAATCCACGAATTTAACTGGCATCCAAGCAGAAGACAGGAATTTATTTGCAGACGCTGTAGGGATTGTATATAAGAACTTCCAGACGTATCCATCTGAAGTAAATACAGGATCTGTGCTAATACCAGTCGGCTTAATTGTTGAAACTTGTGCAACACCAAGCGAGTTCTTAGCTTGTTTTAAGCAGATATAAACTTGGTTTTCGTCAGTAATTACATAATAGTCGGTAATAGAGGTAGCTGCAGCATCATCATACGGTTTATAAACCCTACCAGTAATCCAGTTCGTTCTAGGAACAACAAAAGAATAATCCGTGACCAATTTGATAGACTGCATTCTTGCTCTGAAGTTTCTTTCTTCACGATCCGTTGATACTGGGGTTCCAGCTACGTCAGAGTCATTCCATTGCTCTGACATACCAACGCCAATATAATATCTGGTGTTAGCCGAATCATCAATGTCGTTAAACAGATGTTTAGCTAATTCCCTTTGTAATTCTCTAGTAATAACTCCGGCCATACCTTATTCCTGTTATGCTACGGTGACTTCACCTTGGTTGCCAATCAGATGCCAATTCGATCCATCCCAGATCACTTGGCAACCATCATTTGTTGCTAATGCGAAAGAGGTGCCTTGTGCAAAGCTAGTTGGTGTTACTGTGGCTACACCAGCACCTTTATTCGTAAAGATTTTATATTCACCTACCACTGT